TCCGGCTCAGCAGGGGCCTCCGGCTCCGGCTCTGGCGGCGGTTCTCCCTGAAGATCCTCGGGGACTTGCCAGTCACCCTCCGGTTCTGGAGTCGGCGTCGCCTCGGGCTTGGGGGTTTCAGGTGTGGAGTCAGCCATTGGAATCCTCCGCACAGGCGATTGCAGCATTGGCCGTCATCACTGCTTCGCGCACCTTCCTGATCGCCGCGTACTTGTCGGCGTTGTCGGGGCACCAGAGGTCGATGCACTCCGCGAACCGCTTGGCAGCATCGCGGAGTTTCGCGTATCGCTCAAGCTGATCTCCCTTCGGTGGGTGATACGTGAAGAGGTTTTCGAGGTCCAACTTCTGCGTATAGTATTGACTGCTAGACATTTTCATCAGTCCTTTCCGCGCCTCGCTCCACGAAGCGCACCAGTGCCGCCGATTCCCTCCAGCGCGCCTTGGCGGCGAAGAGGATCACGGGGTCAGACTCGTTGCTCTCAATGAACTTCGCGTAGAGACGCTTGCACCTACGCCTGGCCCATAGGGCCACCGGGCGCAGGAGCCCCTCCTTGCGGAGCGCCTCCAGGGCCTTCGCCTCCGCCTCCGGGTAGTCCGGGTCCAGCAGGAACGCCTCCAGGTCCAAGGAGAGCAGTTTGGAGTTGGGCGTTTTGCTGCGCGAGGGCTTGTAGTTGCTGGAATAGGAACTGTCCACCGAGTACCTCCTGTTGTAGATCTGGGACCAACTCTTCCACGTTCGGGACCTCGAAGGTGACGAGGAGATTGCGGAGCGCCGCCGAGAATCCCACGGCCATCTTGAGCATCGCCGGGGCCGCAGGGGACGGCATCGCCGCCGCCTGGACCATCCCACCGAGCACCGTGTAGGAGTCCTTGAGCCGGTCGAGCAGGGCTACGGCGTCCTGCTTCTGGGCGTTCTTGTCCCACGCCGCCTCGCTCGCCTTGATCTCCACGGCCACCCGGAGGTCGATGGGACCGAGCGGGAACTCCATGACATCTTCCCGCAGGTTTCCGTTCTCGTCACGGGTCCAGTAGCGAGAGCCGTGTGGGAACATCTGCTTGTGTCGAGCCAGTACACAGTACATGATCTCTGCCAGGAAATCACGGAACCTCCTGACTTTGGCCGAGAGAGGCATCTGCCCCTCTTGCATCAGCTTGGTCTGCCCGGTGGCGGTTGGCCGCTCGATCTGCTCGATGCCGAAGGTGTAGGCGTTGGTGCCTACCACCTTGTCCGCGTGCATCTCCAGCATCTCTTCCAGTTGCGGGAGTTGCGTGTAGGGCTGGGAGAGCTTCATCTCCATCAGATGCTCTTTGGGCATCCCGGTGAGCCGGTTGACCTGGCCAGGACGGATCTTCTTGTCCTCGAACATGTCGGCCAGGTCGTCGTCGTCGGTGCCCCAGGCCACCGCGTTGGCCAGCGCCGCCGCTTCGAGCCTCTGGTTGAAGCTCGCCGAGACCGCCCGGTGGATGTCCTCCATCCGCTCGCACAGGCTGAACCCGATCAGCTCGTTGAGCCGCCGCTCCCACGGGAAGAAGAAGAAGGGCCGGTGGTACTCCGAGAACGGGTTGTAGACCGCCCGGAGGAGCGTCTCGGACCCGGCGTCGATCCACACGATGATCTCGTGCGTCTCCACGTTGGACGACAAGGTGCCGTCCTCCAACTCGACCTGGGACCGCTTCTCCCAGGTGCGGTACACCTCCTTGATCTCGTAGTGGGTGGGCTCCAGGACCGCAAGCCGGGAGTCCGGGTTGCCGGCGGGAGCCGTGTCCGAGGCCCGCCTGTCCACCAGCCGGAGTTGCTCGTAGCGGTCCAGGAAGAACCCGTTCTTGATCTCGTTCCTAACCTCGTGCGGGGCCATGTAGATGGTGTGCCAGATGGCCTGGCAGGCATTCACGTCGGGCGACCGCGCCGGCCACCAGCAGACATCCTCCGTGTGGCAGACCTCGGGGATGGCCCCCTCGCGGATCACGTACTCCCGCTCCTCCAGGACCGAGGTCTCCATACCCGTGTACGGGTCCACCTTCCGCACCCACTCCTTGATGGAGCGGGTCTGCCGGACGAACGGGACCTTCACGATGGCCGTGTAGGTCGTCTCGGCCTGGACCAGTGCGTCATCGCAGAACTCCGGGAACTTCCAGGTGTCCACGATGCTGTCCATGTACGGCTCAAGCCGCTGGGCGAAGACCGCGTTCTCGTTGATGTTGAGGTCCGGCCTGGGCTTGGCCGTGTAGATCGGGTCTTCCTGGAGGATCGGGTTGACCACCCTGGCGTTGAGAGCCGAGCACCGCTCGTACGTGATGGGAATGTCCACGTCCGACTCCCAGTCGTCGGCGGTGTCCTCCCGGCTCAGCCGGGACTCGTACTGGAGGCGGGATGTCTTGAGCTTCTCCTTCAGTGGTCTGAAGGCGTCGTCGCCCTTCTGGACGATGCCCATGGTGTCCTTGACGAGTCTGGACTCCTCATCCTCGGACAACGGGATGCTGGCCACCTCGTAGACGAGAGCGGTCTCCTCTGGGGGCTCGGGTGGGGGCATGCCGCCCCCGAGAGTGTCAGGCTGGAACTGCTCGACCGGAGTTGCCATCGTTGCCTCCCGGGCAATGCGATGTCAATCCGGTTTTTCCGGCCATGACATTCTGTAGTTCAGTGAGAAACTGTGGATTGTCCATGAGGACGCAGAACAACCCAGCGTCAAGAAACGTCACTTGCTGCTCGGTTAATCCGTTCTTCCCTACTGCCAGTATGGAATTCACGCAATGGATGATCTCGTGCAGAAGGGTTTGCATGTGGGCGCGATCATTCCCTTCTCCACCTTTGATCTTGATGATGCGACGACGATGGTCTGCGATACCGTAGAAACCCTCCAAGTCTCCATCCGTGCAAGTGACATACTGCACTTCGTACGGGACACCAAGTATGGTCACGTTACTCAGCACTTCTTCCCGCCCTTCTTCTTCTTCATCGCTCCTCCTAGAACTGGAACTGTACGTACTTCACGGTCTTGAGCCGCCTCGGCTCAGACTCGTCGAAGGCCATCTCGATGGCCGGGGACTTGAAGTAGCTTGCCAGCACGCCGATAGCCCTTACCACATCGGGAGGCAAGTCACTGAGTATCCTCTTGCGGATGAAGCACCCGCTGATCTCTCTGGAGTACGGGTCGAGGAACAACGTCGCCTCACCGTAGTTCCCCTCGGACTTCACCTTGTTCGCGGCTGCGATGGCCTCGGTCAGACTATCAAACCGCATGGTAGTTCTTCCCTTCGCCCTTTGGGTTGCAGCATGGGCATAGCCGGTTGTACATCTGACTAAGAACTTCATCGTCATTGAGTTGCATGGACATAGCAAGAAGGTCGGACATGGTTTTCACGAGATCCCAATCCAGAGTTGGACGAATAGGGTATCCACCATCAACCACAGCGCAGCCGCACTCCATGTACTCTGGCTCATCCCACTCGGGATCGTAGTCAAACCGCATGCACCCTCCTGGACTTCCCGAGTCCGTAGATCCGCCCTCGGCTCTGAATATGACGCCGTTGCTTGTCTTCGTCAATCGGGATGCCGTCTTTGGTCTTCTCGGCCCGCTTCGGACGCCTGAACCGCCAGAGCTGCACATGGTAGGCCAGGGAGTCCAGCAGGTTGTCCTTCTGGTTCTTACGCTCGGGGTTCCAGCGGATCATCTCCTGGGCCACCACGATGTCCCGCTTCCGCATGAAGAACCGGTGGTTCTCCACGAAGGGCTGGAAGCCCTCGATGATCCGGCTCGACTTGCTCTCGCCTCCGTGCTGTAGCTCCACGAGCTTGAGCTTGATGCCCTTCTCCTTCATGTACTGGGAGAGGAACGGTTTCCAGACAAGCTGGAAGGCGCCCTTCTCGATCCCGTCGTCCTTGGGGTTCCACTTCTTCGCCATCTTGACGTAGCGCAGGGCGCCCGTGCGGGCCGGGCAGGGCTCCGAGAAGTGATCCAGCAAGAAGATGGAGTTCGTCGGATAGTGGTAGCCCAGGGTCGTGATGGCCGAGTCGTCGCCCGTCTCGCCGGCAGGGTCGGCCGTCTGCGTGATGTGGAGTTCCGAGATCGGGACGGCGGTCCACGTCCTGAGGTGGTCATCGAAGAACCTGACCTCCCGCCCCGGAGTCTCCTCGAAGTACCGCAGATCCTCGGCCCTGAACTTCGCGGCGCCCTTCGAGATGGGGTCGTTGCGGTACTGGTGGGCGAACACGTAGGACCCCGAGGCGCTCTCCTCGTCGGCCAGGTGCTCCAGAGTGAACCGCTCCGACCAGAGGGGCTGGCCGATGTCCGTCATCCCGATGGTCGCGCTCCTGGAGTCCTGGTAACACCCGAGGATCAGCTTCTCGAAGTTCGAGTCCTCGATCAACTCCTCGTAGAAGCCCCCGGGCCAGTAGGTCCCCACCACGATGAGGAGGCCAAGTTGAGGGTGCTCGAAGAGCGGCCCGATGGTCCGGCGGAAGTTCATCGCTCGCTCCATCAGGGAGGGACTCTGCGCCGTCTTGCTGACCACGAGGTCGTCCAGGATGATGACGTGGACGTGGGACGACTCGATGGTGGTCTCCAGCCCGAGGGCGGTGATCGTGGCCTGGGGATGGTAGCGATCCCTGGGAAGCTCGATCTCGCGCTCCGACCACCGGGGCTTCTTCCCGTTCTCCAGCCGCCGGTTGAGCTGTGGCACGCACTCTGGGAAGTAGTGACCGAAGGGCTTCCCCATGATGATGCTCTGGATGTTCCCAATCATGCCCTCGGCCAGCGTCGAGGAGTTGTGCATGACGAAGATGCGGTACTGGGGGTTGTTGATGTGGAACCAGATGGTCCCGCCGATGGTGATGACGTGGGTCTTGAGGTGGCCACGGGGGATCATCACCAGAAGCCTCCGATGCCCCTGCCGGATGCGATCCTCCAGCCATGTGCAGATCTTCAGGTGGAGATTCTCGGACGGCTCAGCCTCGTACGGGGGGCTCGTGAACCCACAGAGCAGCTTACAGGTGGCGAAGAGCGACTCCCGGCACGCCTGGCGGATGATGTCGTGGTCATGGCCGCACTGGCCACAGGTAGGCAACTAGGACACCACCCCCTCCGGCAAGTCCATCTGCCTCGCCAGTTCCCGCTCTTCCTCTTCCTGTCTCTCCCCGGACTCCTGATCTTCCCTCCGCCTCTGCTCCTCCTCCACCGCGTCCGCCGTGTTGAGGCAGAGTTCAGCCACCTGGCTCAGAGCCGAGATGGAGGCCTTCGCCGCCACCCGATCCGTCCCCGAGGCCACCAGGCTCGACCGGATCTCCACCTTTTCGACCATCTTCAAGATCATCGCGGCCATCCAACGGAGCGTCACCGGGTCCGGTGGCCGGTCGGGGCCGATTCTGTCCTCTGTCGTGTCCGTCATTCATCCTCCTCCAACTCCGCGACCGTCGGGATGTCCGGCGGGTTCTGGGCTGCCAGGGTGAGCCTCCCCTTGGCCGCCAGAAGGTTCAGGGTGTCCACCACGGCCTTGTTCTTCTCCTGCTGCATGTTGAGTCGCACGTCCTCGCGCATGTCCTCCCGGCTGATTCCGAGCTGATCCTTGACCACCTTGGAGGCCTTGAGCCTCACCGAGATGGAGGAATCGGGGCTGAGGGCCTCCGCGATGGCCTTGTCGGCCTCCTTGTTCATCCTGAGCGCCCGTTCCATCGAGTCCAGCCGCTCACGGGCCAGAGATTCCTCGATCCGCTTGCTCTTGGCCCGGAACCAGGCCTCCAGCCGGTCGAAATAGGCCCTTTCGTGCTTCTCCAGGAAGCGGAAGAGCTGCACCCTGCTGATTCCCAGCACTTTGGCCTGGTCCTCGCGCTCGATGACGCCCTCTTCCAGCTCCATTTTGAGGATTTTCTCCAGCCGCTCCTTGCTTTTGGCCGTCTGAGGGTAGCCCAGAGCCGCCAGACGAGCCCTTTCCCGTCTCTTGGCCTCCTTCCGGTCCATGGTTTCCCTCTTTTTGGCCGCTTTTCGAGCCGCCTGGCGATTCGCCAGCTCCCGGAGAGCGTCCGCCTCCTCCTTCAGGAGCGTCAGACCCCGCTTGACCTTGTACCTGGCCCTCGTGACGGCGTTTCGGGTCATCACCGCAGGGGGCATCCACACCCCAGCGGCGTCGATCCGGCCCATTCGCCAGGCGTCGGGGTCTTCGAAGGTCACTTCCCCGCCCGATTCACCATCCCCACGATGGCAATCTCCACCGCTTCCCTCATGGTCAGACCCCGCTGCGCTGCGTAGACCTTCAGCTCCCGCATGATGTCCTCCCGGATGTTCTTCACGAACAGGGACATTGTCTTCTCTTCAGCCATCGTCATCCTCCTCCTCCAACTCATCTAGGAGGTCCAGAAGTTCCTGGAGGTCATCGGGATCACACTTCTCATCCTCCGGCTCGTCCGGGAGGTCGTACTCCTCGCCCCAGTCGTACTCCTCGTAGTCCTCAAGAGGTCTCACGGCGCACCTCTGCAAACATCTCCCTCAGGGTCCGACCCTCCCGAGGCCTCAGCGGGTGGTTCGAGCTGGCCGCGAAGGCGTCCTCCACGGCGTCCAGGTACATCGTGAACCGCCCGTCGGGACCCATGAAGGACTCCTGCCAGACCTCGGGGCTCACGAGACTCTGCACGTCAAGTTGCTCCAGGGCCAGGTTGTCGAAGGAGAGGGTGTAGAGATACTCCCCAGGGATCATGTAGGGGAGAGATTCCTTCCAGTCCTGCATGGCATGGCAGTAGTCCAAGGCTCTACGCAGATGGTTGTATCTTGCTCGCCTTTTGTCCTTGTAGCCAAGAAGGAGGAACTTCTTGAAGCCAGCCTCGAAGCACGCCGCCAGATCATCCGGCAAGTGGACTCCGTGAATCAGATGCACCACCGTGTCGTCGGTCAGGAGGCACTTCATCTCCTCGACCATCCCACGATGGTAGGAGAGGCCGATGCCGTGGAGGAGGCCTAACTGCTTTAGCGCGAGCGCCCGCACCGCCCATCTCTCGGCATGCTTGGCGTTCACCGTGAGGTTGGCGACCAGACCATTGAGAGACAACTGCTCCAGGATCGTGTTATCACCCAAGCACCACCCGTGGCTGTAGAGGCCAATGTGACTCATCGGATCACCGCCGCCGAGGGCCACTTCCATCCCTCGGTTGGCGCCCTTGAGCATCTCGGAGATCGTACTGAGGGAGGCGTCTCGTCCACCCTCCGTCGAGTCCTCCGAGCACCACGTGCACTCCCCGTCACACCAGTTCGTGATCTTCAGGTCCACCGACTCGGGCATCTCAGGAGCCGGCTCCTCCCCGTCCGGCCACTCACGGATCTTCGTGCCGTCGGAGTAGAGCACCACCTCGCAGTTGCCATTCTGGTAGCGGGCTAGCTCAGTGGCGTTCATGTGCCAGCCTCCCAGAACGGGCAGTTCCACCGCACGTCACCGTGGCGGTCCTTCCCGTCGTCCGGAACGTCGAACTTGCCGATGTCGCAATGTCGAACCCGTATGTCGTGCTCGCCGTCCCCGTACCATGGGTACACCACATTGTTGTGCTTACACGTCTTGCACGCCCGACGCTCGGGGTTGAGCCAGCAGGTGGCCTCGTGCCTGTAGATGTTCGCTTCCTTGGTGCTGACCCTGTGGCCACACCTGAACGCGCACGCCCATGCGGTCACTTTGCGGGGCATATCTTCTCCTCCAGCATCAGATCCACCGCCGCTGCCGAGAGCATCAGCGCCTCCCCGGCGTTCCGGGCCGCCTGCATGGCTCGGAGTGTGGTGTGCGCGAGGTCCTCCTGAGTCGCCCCCTGGATGGCCTTGAGTGCCTGCCGCCATGGGAGGATGGCCTCCTCGTACTTCTCGCCATGCAGCTCACGAGCCGCCTGGTTAGCCTTGAGAAGCTTCTGTCCAAGGGCGATGGCATTCGGGGGACAACCGGCTAGCTCAGTGGTTGTCATTGTCGATCTCCAGCACCGAGTTCCCGAAGATGAACTGGGCCAGGGTGGCGGCGTCCTTGAAGATCTGCTCACCGACCGGCGGCGTCGGATCGTAGGACGAACTCTCCAAGCTCTGGTGGTCGATGTAGCACCCCGACCACCCGTACTTGTCCCTTGCGGGCTCCACCAGGACCACCTCCTCGGCCCCCGTCCACTCCTTCAGGACGGACTCCAGCATCTCCCTGAGGGGGCCACGGTCGTTGTTCGTCTCCAGCAGCCAGGTCCAGGCGTAGGAGGCCTTGCCGGTCGGGTCCGCGTACTCCTCCGGCCCCCAACCGAACTGACCAGGCTCGATCTTGAGCTTGCCACCTCGAAGCAAGTACGGCTTGGCCTCCGGCTTCCCCTTCAGGGTCACACTGTGGACCGAGCTGCTTGCGGTCTCGAAGACGCTTCGACGGATGACTCTCATCGCCCCTCCAGGATCTCCAGAGCCTCCGCAGTGAGTTCGATCGTCCTCTGGTAGTTCGCCAGGTAGACCCCCAACTCCTTCGCATTGCTCTTGTAGGGCGTCCCGTGGTGCGTCAGGATGACCTCCCTCTTCTTGGTCTCCTTGTGCTCCATGATCCAGCCAGTGTAGTCCGACTCCCAGCCGGCATGCAGCACAGGAAACGTGAAGAGCTTCTTGTAGTCCGAGAAGTCGATCTGCTCCCTCATCTCCACCTCCACCGGCAATCTAGGCTAGGTTGCACGGGTTGTCAAGCGGGGTTGATGGGAGAGTGGATGATCGCCGGACGCGCCCACCGCCGCTGGAATCTCCTCCACTCCAGAGTCGGCTCGCTCTCCTCCCTCCACAGCATCGCCATCGGCGTGAAACCGGCCTCCAGGGCCTCCAGAAGCCGCTTCTCGGCCTTCTCCTGGGTGTCCTTGGGATATCCGACCAGGACGTAGCACCTCAGTGTGTGCGAGACCGTGGTGAATCCAGCCTCCAGGAGAAGACGCCCTGCCGCCCGGAGCGGCTCCAAGTCGTCCGGCGTGTCGTAGGCGAAGAAGATCGACTTCGGATGCAGCCGGCGAAGCGCCTCAGCGTGCCAGGGAAGAAGTCTTGCTGCCTCCAGTCCGCCAGTGAACTCAGCCGGCTGCTTCTGCCGCCCGAGCATCTCGAACACCGCCCGGATGTGACCCTCAGAACACGCCAAAAGGTTGTCGTCGAGGACGTTCCACCCCTCCTCGATGGGCAACTCCCGCACGTCCGACCCCTCCCGCCTCCAGACCGAGCAGAACCAGCACCGGTTCGGACATCCACGGGAAGTCACCACGTAGCCTTCCTTGAGATACATCCCCGGTACGAACTCCTCACCACGACTCCCCATCGCCGGCCCCCCTACCTCGACTGGAGCCACCAAAGACCACGCCCGAGCCAGTCGCTCTGCCTCTGGGATGTCCCATGAGAATGCCACCGAGACATGTACCCGGTCCACCTCTGGAGGAAAGAGCCCAGGAGGCCCCGTGAACGCCAGTGGGTCGTCTGGAGTAGCTCTGGTCCGACGAGGGAAGACGCGAGCTATCATGCAGGAAGGATAGCATAGGTTGACAGGCTGAGGAGATTTTTCGGATGAGGGGGGAGGCATATTGTCATTCCTCTGCCCGAGGTGGGGCGACGGTGACGGGTCTCGCGCGCCCGGCCGTCATCCTCCTCTGCCCCGCCGGCCCGCCGTGATAATCTTGCGGCTGTCCTACTCGACTCGCAACCCTAGCTTACTCAACACCTTAGACCGAGCTGTAGAATTTGACAGAATTAGTTTTTATCGGACATTGCACGTTCTAGCAGCATCCTGAGAGGCCTCCACCGAGACTGCCAACGACTGCCAACCCGCCAGGAACAGGCTAAGTGGGTGATTAGGCTCAGGATAGCCTGTTGGGGGGCTTAGGGGTGTGTCTCTTCTACCACACCCTCTTCACCCTGTATCTACAATGTGCCTACATACCGTCTAGCCTCCCGCTACCTTCCCTCGCCCCCCAGTAAGGTAGAGGTCTGCCTCTACCTCTACCTCTACCTTGGAGCTCCCCTAGCCTAGCCTCTAGCCTCCCCCTCTACACTCCCCCTCTTACCTACCTACCACTACCACTACCAAGGCACTACGCTTAGAGACCACTACTCACCCCCCATACCCCCCTCATGATTGGAGGGTAACGTATCGAGGCTTTGACCCCCTTGACAATTGCCGTCAACGGTCCTAGATTGGCCTCAGGAGGATTCGAGACATGAACCGCCCCCTTACCCTTGCAGAGGCACGTCGGCGCGGCTGGACTATTGAGCGCGGCGCCTACTCCGGCACGACCGATGACCGGGCGGACCGGTGGTACGTGTACCGCGTGGACACGTACCACGCCGTCGATCGGCGCGGCCCCGGCTATCCCACTCGCAGGGCCGCTCTGGAGGCCCTGGAGTACCACTTGCAGCTCGTGGAGGCCTGACATGCCCGACACCGACACCAACCGCACTCAAAACGAAGTGATCCTACTCCACTACATGGCGCAAGCCGCGTGGCACCTCACCTGGGCGATGGACAAGTGCCCGGCTCCCCGGCCGACCGGAGACGCGGCCACGGCGATCAGCGCCGCCATCGACTCGCTGTACCGAGGCATCCGGCGCGTCACGGAGGAGTGACATGTCTGCCCGGCTCCCACCCCTCCAGGGGTGGAGCCTCCAGGGCTTACCACGGTCGGTCCTGGAGGCTCAAAAGAGCCTGGCCCCAAAGGAGGGGGCGAGACATGCAGGCAAGCATCAAGGGCAACCAGCTCACCATCACCGTTGACCTCCAACCGCCGGCGCCGTCGGCAAGCGGCAAGACCTTGGTTGTGGCCTCCAGCCACGGCAACCAGCCGACCGCCGCAACCGTCGACGGCAAGCCCGTTATCATCGGGCTCAACGCGTACATCCGCCGCTAGACAGACAGACACCCCCCGCCGCCACACAAGGCAATGGTGTGACGGCTAAGCCAACGGCGGCGGGGGGGAGTCAATCAGGAGGGGACATGACCGAAACCGAAACCTACACGGACCGCAACGGTACAACCTGGCCTGTCCGAATCGTAAGCGAACCCGGGAAGCTCATTTCCTTCGGCGTCGCTGGTCATGTGATTCACTTCGGCCACGGCAAGCGCCTCGAAGGATATGAGACGCCCGAGAGCTTCTTCCGTCCATCCCGGTGGTGGGCGCATGACTATGCGACACGCGAGGACCCGGCGCCATGGGAAGGCGTCGCATGGGTTGACAAGCGGGACGCAATCGAGACCGACGAAGGTTACCGCTGGGTCTTCCGCGGGCCGATGGTCAACGTAGACCTCCCGCCCGGAGGCGTCCACCGCTGCCCCGATCTGGCCGGTAGCATCATGGCCGCCGCCATGATCCAGGACGGCGGCACTTTCGGGGCACTCTTGACGGCTCAGGAGGTCCACCGCGCCACCGCTGCCACACCTGGCCCGCTCGATGATGTGGACGTAGAGACGTACCTCGCCGGCTGGAAGGCTCACGGCGCCCGGGTCGGACATATCCGGGGCGGGTTGTTCGTAGAGGACTAGTATGACCTGGACTCCCGCCACTGTCCGCGACCAGCTCCCACCCTGTCCGGTGGGAGCCTCAGCACGCGACGCCCGCCCATGGCTCACGGGCGGTCGCCGGCTACCGTACGCGAGCCTATACGATCCAATCAGCCACCGCACAATCGAGGTTGCGTGGTCTACCGTGGCCAGGGTGCTCAATTCGGGCCGATACGTTGATCTCAAGGAGGATGGAGCATGACAAAGCAAGAGACATACTGGCTCAAGCCCGGCACCGCTCGTGATGGGTGCCTCTACGTGGAGGTCAAACTCAAGGTGGACGGAGAGAAGCGCACCTTGAGCCTCACCGGAGTTGTCGGCCCCCGCGCCAACGGGAATTGTCGGGGGAGTTGTGGCCAGGTGGTAGATACCCTCACTGAGACCGGCTTCGCGCCAAGCGATGGGTGGACCCCTGAAATGGTCGCCCACCTGGCCGAAGTCTGGGATCGGTGGCACTCAAACAACATGCGGCCGGAGTGCATGCACCAGCGCGCCGCCGGGTGGAGGGAGATCGCCTGCGAGCAAGTTCCCCTGTTTCACTGGCGCCTCACGCCGGAGGTCGTAGCGCAAGCGTCGCGAGCCAAGCGGGCCGCGGTGGAGGCCGCCAAGCGTGGCGATGCACACCAGTCGACTCCCGAGGACGTGCGGGTGCTCAACTTACCGTGGGGCCGCACCACCGAGACCGACACCCCGCCCAGCGCCGACTATCGCCCGTGTCCAGTGGATCTAGGGGAGGGGCCGATCACCTACAATGGGCTTGGGTGGCTCCGCCCTGACGAACACTCTCGCGGCATCCTCTGCAAGCCCTGCCCGACGTGCGGCTACAAGTATGGCTCAGCCTGGCTGTATGAGCCGCTCCCTGAGGACGTGCTGACGTTCCTGGACTCGCTCCCTCGCGTCCCTGGCCCCCGTGGGTGGAGCCATGAAGCGTAACCCCCTCCCCTCGGTGCTCGCCGCCCTAACCCTGTGGCTGCTGATCGCAGTGGCCATGATGCTCTAGCCCGCCCGACGAGCCCGGCCGGCTACCGGGCGAAACGGGGCTCCGGCCCCGTCGCGGGAAGCCGCAAGGAGGATTGAAGATGCGACGCAAACACGAGGTTGTGGACGGGGCCAGGATCAGCGTATGGGATGATGGCCCCAAGTGGGCAGACCGCTACACGGTGGTCTACCTGGATGACGCCTTGGACGGGCTCTACGTCCCCTACGTCACGATGGGCGCCGATCCGTTCTGCCCCCTGGGCTTCTGCCAGCATGTGGAGATGCCCTTGCCGCATGTCGCCTATCGAGGCCGTGGAGGGGTCTTTGACCGGCGTATCGCCTTCGCCGATCTCCCCGTCGACTGCCAGCGTGTAGTCCACCAGGATCTATCCCAGGAGTGAGTAGTCAGAATCCCCCGCCCCAGGGTCGAAAACCGATCCTGGGGCTCTACAGTGCGATTGGAGGCCATATGAGACCGACTGTGAGTGAGCTAAACCTGCTAGACCGGATCTACGGATGGCTCCCCCCGCTGGATTGTCCGCGGTGCGGCGAGGAGCGACACCGTAGGGCGCCGGTCATGGAACGCCGGGACGATGCCGGCACCGAGTACTATTCTTGTCCTGAATGCGGGGCAACCTGGGCGGTCGCACGATGAGAGTCAACCCGATAGTCCGCATTCCCCACCGCTGGGAGGTTCCCTACCTCCTGGCGGTGATTCTGCTCCTTCCCGTCGCCGTCCTGGTCCTGCTGGCCAGGCTCAGGAGGTCATGATGTCCCTCCCTCGCTCCCTCGACCGCTACCAGCTCGGCGCCTGGGCCATGCTCCTGTCCAGCCGACCCGAGGGCGTCACCGTCCGGGATATGGTCAGCCGGGGTCTGTGCGAGCCCCGGCGGGCCGCCCGGGTGCTGACTTCCCTGGCAACCGTCGATCTGCTCCGGCGTACCTGGGTGGGTGCGCCGGCCCCCCGGCGGTCGGACAAGCCCATCATTTACGTGGCCCGAGTGCCCACGACCTGACTCAACGCAAGCGACAAAACGAGAGGGGAGGCATGGCCTCCCCTTTTTGTACTCAACGCAAGCGACGATCTACCGCTCGACCCTGGCCAGGATCTCGTTCTGTCGCACCAACATGTGGTCGTGGTTGTCGAGCTTGATGTCGGTGCCTGCCCAGCGCCCGACGATCACCCAGTCTCCTCTCTGTACCAGCGTCACGTCCGGTCCGATGGCCATCACCTCGGCGACTTGGGGGACTCTGGCGTGACGGTCAATCACCTCGTCCGGCAGGACGATCAGCTCCGGCTTGATGCCGTAGTGGTCTTCGACGCTCTCTCGGTGGAGCAACACCTTGTCAGTCAGTGGGATCAGCTTCATCTGCACCCTCCTCTGGGTGTTCCGCCTCGTAGCGGAGTTGGTCGATAGCATACTGGGGGACGTGGTAGCCGATGCGCCTCAGCTCCTCCAGTTTGTTGGCGCAGTCCCTTGCGTCCTTGCCGTACCACGTCTCGCCGTCGTGGGGCAGGCCGATGGGGACAAGGGTAGCTTTCTTGTGCCACTCCCGTTGTGCCTGATAGCTCGCAAGGAACGCCTCATCATCGTAAGGAACGCCTCATCATCGTATGGCTCCGATACGTCTAGACTGGGGCATGGCCCCTCTGCGATGGGCCTGTGCGAGGCGATGTGGATGGAAAATCCGCCTGCATAGTGCTCGTAGCAGTACACGTCGCAAGTGAATCCGTCACTGCTCCAGCGACAGTAGCTCATGGGGTCTCCTCTGCCTTGCGGACGGCTACACGCAGGTCCTCCCAGAAGATCACACCGTCTGCCCTCACACCGCCTGCCAATTGCCTCGCCGCCTCCACCACCGGCTCCCACCGAGCGCGCCAGGCCTCCAGCTCCTTGATCCGCTCCTTGGCCTGGACGAGCTGGGTACATGCCCACGACGGGTAGAATCCACCTTGCGCCGCACTGGCTCCGCATCGGTAGTCCCTCTGGAGGCCGTTGTCCCACGTTTCCATGCACTCCGCTCCGCACCCTGGGCATGTGTCGCTCATGTCTCCTCCCCTCGGACGGCGGCGCAGAGCGCGGCGACATCCTGGCTCCTGGCCCCGTGCGTGGCGGTACTGCTGGGGTCGTAGTGCTGATCCAGATCCTCCGCCGCCTGAACGATCCGGGCCTCACGGGTGCCGGTGGTTATCACAGCGGCGAACAGATCGGCTCCGACTGCGCCTCTCGGCAGTGTTTCGATTGCCCTCTGCATCGTCGCCTGCGCCACCGCGAGCTTGCCGAGAGCCTCATTGCGCTCCTTGAGGACGCGCTGCACCGTCTCGTCCTGCTCGCGGATGATGCGCTTGAGTCGGTCCACCTCAGAGCCTCGGAGGTGCCCATCAGCTTCATGTTCATCCCAGCACTCCGAACAGTACGGCCCGGAGTCGCACTCGTCACAGTAGAGCGAGTCCTCTCCCCGCCCGGCACGCCCAGTAGGCTCGTCACAGATGTAGCAACGCTCGATGCTCATGGCTGCACCTCGAACGTACCACACCGGATCGGTGGGTTCTCGTACTGCTCATCCCGCACTTCCACCGGCCACCTCTTGTCGCGCTCGGCGAGGAGGCCATCGGCGTACTCGGCTGCATCCTCGAACTCCACCTTGATATCTGCTGCCGCTACCGCCGCGTACATGTCCCACGCCACCCGGCGCTCCCTCTCGCGGTCGTCCCGGTACTTCTGCCAGATGTACTCCTCGTCACGCCGCAGAGACAAAATGTCCTCCTCCGCGTCGTCTGCTCGCTCGCGCTGGGCTTCGACCTCGATGGCGAGGCGGTCACGCTCCCTGCTCAGCTCCAAGATCTGGACTTGGGCCTCGTCGATGTTGGCGTGGAGGGTGAGCCACTCTCTCGCCAACTCCGCAGTCCCCTCCCAGCCTGGCTGTTGGCCCATGGTGGCCAACGCTTCGACTCTCTCTTGCTTCATGTCTTCTCCTCCAGTCCGATAGCCTTCACCACGTCGTTGATGTTCTCGGCAATGGCCACTTGCCCCTTCCACTTCGCATGCCAGTCCGCCTCCTTGGGGGTCAGCTTCCGGGCGCTTGGAGGCTTGTCCCCGTCCTTCAACTCGATCAAGTAACTGACGCCACGGTAGCCCACCAGGAGGTCAGGGGCTCCTCCTCCTACACTGGCGAGGCTCTGGACGCTGCACCCGAGTCGGAGCAGCTCCTTGACGATGGCCTGCTGGTTGGCGTCTAGGCGGGGGCGGAACCTCATGGCTTCTCCTCGCAGTTGGGGCGGATGAGCGTACCGTTCATCCGATACGGACGTTCATAGTACGTCTTCGACTTGTAGGATTCTACCTGCACCCACCCGCAACGTGTACAGGTCCGATAGAACACGACGTAGTTGCAGTTATTGGGCTTGTCCTCCTGACACCACCGGCCCCACTTGTGGCGGGTCATGGCCTCTCCTTCGCTCGCCGGCTGGCCTCGCCCATCATTGACATCCAGGCCCGGAGCATGGAGGTGGTGCTGCCGGAGTGGTAGGTCTTCAGGAAACGCTTCTCCAGGTCGGGGTCCACCTTCACGCCCATCTTCGCCTCCCAGGCCAGGCTCGTGTCGCAGAGGAGTCGGGCGTAGCCGAAGAGGTCAGGATCAACCTCAAAAGAGTGTGATACGTGGTTCCTAACTGGCTCTTTTTCGACCTCGGTTTTTACCCCCTCAGTCTCAGGGGTATGCAACCAAGAATTGGGGTCTCGGTTGCACGTTGGTTGCATCTTCAGTTGCACTCGCAAGTTCTTGAGTGCTAACGCGATTGCTTCATCCATGGAAAACCTCGGTTCTTGGTTGCGTTGCAGCGGTCAGGAGTTCGGTTGCATCAGTTGCATATCTTAGTATGCAACTGTGCAACCGAGACGGGTTTTCGTGCAACTTACCCATGCCGTCCCCGCACCAAAATGCCCGCCGCTTTCAGGGCTCGGCAGACGGTTGACTTGCTGATTTTCAGTTCCGAGGCGATCTCGGTGGTGGAGAACTTGTCCACGGTGTAGAGTTCCTTGATCCGTAGGGACTGGTCTTCCTTGCAGTCCTTGTAGCCCCATGTGACTCCGCCATCCTGACCATCCACCAACTTGGCCTCGATGGGTTTGACTGACTTCCCGTCCAGGCCACGGCTCTTCTGAAAGCGGAAGACGAACCGGGCGCCGTCGGAATCTTCGTAGTCATGGGGGCGTTCTAAACACACAACAGTATCCAGCACGTCTTCACGGCTGGATGTTCCGCGTTGCTGCCCACCCTTGGCGGCGTGGTGCATCAGCTCGACCGTGTAGCCTTTGCGTCGGAGGCTGAGGAGCCACTCCTGCACCGGCACCCAGGACTCGGCTGAGTTCTCCTCGTCAGTGCCCCGGCAGAGGGTCGAGACGTTATCCAGCATGATGACATCGTAGTGGTTTGCGGACAGATGCTCCTCGATGAGCTTCTGCCCACCCTTGGTGGCCAGGGAGGGGATAGGACGCTCCTGCACATCGGCCGCGATGAAGTCCAGACGTGCGAGTTGTGGGGATTGATTGCCAGCGATGATCTTGGAGAGTCGAAGTTTCAAGGATTCAATCGGCATCTCCCCATCAACATAGAGGACGGATCTGGGCTTGGGGACTGCCCACTTCATAAAGTCGGTCCCGGTGACGAGACTCCAGGCCAGGGTGAGCCCGAAGTAGGTCTTACCTGAGCCTCTCCAGGCATAGATCATCACCAGATCCTTGGTCTTGAGCCAGGGGTCTACGATGGCATCCTTCGGGGGCACGTCGAGAGCTAGAAGTTCGGTGAGTGACAGACGGATCAGGCCAAACTTCTTCCCTTCCTCGATGCCGAGAAGGGCGACCACCTCGGCCCGCCGCGCTTCTGGATGGAGCGCCAGCCAGTCCACCACGTCACCGCCGGGTTCGAGGTTCAGTTGCGTCTCGTCAAAGACTACAACCGAGGCGCAACCGACCGACTGGCAGAGGCTCATGACCTCCTTGGCGTACTTCTGGCCCGGCTCGTCGTGGTCGGGCCAGATCACCACGTTCCGGCCGGCAACGGGTCGCCAGTCGGCCTTGGAGGCCGAGGATGACCCACCTTGGGAGGTCACACCAAGGAGCATCATCTTCTGGAGGGCGCAGGCGCACTTCTCGCCCTCGACGACGATGATCGTGGCGTCCGGCTGCTTGGCCAGCCACTCCAGCCCGTAGAGTGGTCCTAGTGCCTTTGGTGCCCCTGGTGCCCAGGTTCCATCCGTGACGTTGAAGTAGGGGATGACTTGCTTCTTCCCACCACCATCGTAGCGGGCAACTACGCCAAGCTCGCGGCCGATCTGATCCCGGTACACCCACCATGCGGTGAGGGGATCACTGCCCCACGTCTTTTTGATGCCACGGGGAGGTGCGTCCCCGCCATTCCCCGAGCCTACGTCCAGGTGCAGCGCCGCGGCCAGGTCGGATGAGGTGCCCTCGGCGCCGCACCCAAAGCAGTGCCAGACGCCCTTGGATGGGTTGTACTCGGCCGATGGAGTACGATCCCCGTGTTGGTGTTTCTCAGGGTACGGACACTGGAAGACAATCTCGTCTCCCTTCCATTTCCCTGATCTCAGGAGTACGGCCAGTTTCACATCGTCTACTTGGTGGGAGATCACTTCGACCCCCACGGGACTCCTCGGTCAAAGATTTGGTGGGCCTTGCGGTGACACGATTCACAGAGCGAAATGAGACACCAAAGAGGAGTCTCGTGCCAGTGCTCCTCTCGGGGATACCAGACATGATGGGCCTGAGTCGCAGCTCCACCACATCCGGCACACAGGTAACCATCCATCCGAAGTCTCTGGTTTCTGAGTTTCTTCCACTCTGGGGATGCCAGGAAGTCCTCGTAGGCTCGCTGCCGCTCCGATAGGGCACTTCTCCGTTCAATCTCCTTATCAAGTTGCTCCAGATGCTCTCGATGGTCTACCTCTTGGTCGAATGAAAGACCTCCATCTTCGAGCCGACGACGAAGATCCTCAATCTTAGGATGGGTCATGCCACCTCCAAAAATGCCCCCCTTGGGGGTTGGGTGCCACCCAAAGGGGGTCTTCACGTACCTCGGGGTGGAGGTAGGAATCCCGGGGCACGCTTACTTGGTCTGAGAGGTCCATTCACATCTCCACGCCCGACCCATCGGGCGTCTCTACCCTAGTCCTTCACCTTGGGTTCGTCAAGGTTGCGCTCGATGTAGTCCTTGAAGAGGGTGTCGTCCATGATGTCCGCTGAGCCGGCGCAGACCTCGGTGTACTCGCAGTAGCCGTAGAGGCCTCGGCAGGCATCGGCGTTCTTGGGGAAGGTGCCGGCCCGGTGGCAGGACCGGATCATCTCGACCTGCTGGCAGAGGTTCTGCTGAGCATCGGCCAGCTCGTCCGGGGTCCTGGTGACTGCCCGGAACTGGTAGTACTTGGCGAGATTCTCGCTGACCTCCTTGCGGCACCGCTCCATGAAGGCATCCACGACCGTGATGCCTCGTCCCGAGGCCGCTTGCTCGTCACCCTTGCTGGGACGGAGTTGGATCTTCCGTACCACGTCGTACCAGACCTTCGTCCGGCCATGGGCGAGACAGTAGTTGGAGATCTGGGGGTCGATGATGAGCCGCGCCCAGTAGCGCGGGAATCCCTCGATGTCCTCGGAGGTGGTCTTGTGCTCCAGGATGGAGTCCTCGAACAGCCCGTCCACGATGCCACAGATTCTCACGCCCCGCATGGTGCGACGGGTGTAGGGGTCCCTGAGCTTCATCACGAACGGCTCCTCCACGGCCAGGATAGGACCGGGGCGTGGGGGGTTGTAGAACTCCAGGAGGACGGCGAGCTTGGCGCAGTCGAAGATGTCGATGTCCTGCGCGTTGCTGTTGAGCCAGGTGATGGCAGCGTCGAGGCCTTCCATCCACCAACGCTCCATCGCGCCGTGCCAGGCTTTCCCGATGGAGAGAGCAGCCGCCTCCCCGAGGGGGAGACGGCCGACAACGTAGTGCAGGAAGTACTTGCGTGGACAGGAGAAGAAGCAGGCGATGCGACTCGTGCTGAAGGTCTGCATGGCACCCTCAGAACGGCATGGCCGGCTCGGTGCGCTTGATCCTCTTGGCGACGGCGTTGAACATCTTCGCCTTCACGGCGGCCTCGTCGTCGTGCTGGAGGCCGGGGACGTAGTTCTCGTCGTTGATCCACTCGACCTTGGCTCGGGTCGAGCCCTCGTAGACCTCGTGCTTGACGGTGATCTGGCACCGCTTGCCACGGAGCACCTGGCCATCCCGAAGCTCGTAGAAGTCCTCGCCCTCCCAGCCGATGGCCCGGAGCTTCTCGGTGGTCTTCTCCACCGTCTTCTCGGTGAAGTAGAGATCGGCGTAGACCGTGCCGTGCTCGGTCTGGAACTGGATCTGGAGGCTGAGGGTCTTCTTCTCCTTGGACTCACGGAACCCGTGGTCGAGGACCTCGGCGATGAACACTCCCATGGGATGGATGTCAGCCATTGGACTTCTTCTCCTTCTCCTCGGTCTTGCCGAGGTTTCGCAGGCGGGTCAGGAGGTCGCGCACCTTGGTGATGGGGGCTCGCTCAAGGTTGCGGGTCCCAAGCCAGGTGTAGGCGGCCTCTTGCTTGTCCTTGGTTTGCTTGGCGAGGAGCTTGGACAACTCCTCGATGCTGGAGTGATCCTTGGTGATGGCGGCCTCGAATCCGGCCCACGCCTCGCCCTTGATGAATGGCAAGGTGTCCGGCAACTCCCAGCCGACCCGACTCCCGGCGTCCTCGGCGGCCGACCCGGAGCACCGGAGTATCCGCGTGGAGTCTCCGATGGGTCGTCCAGCCGCCAGGGGGTTCGGCCCCTTCTTCACGATGAACTCGTAGTCGCCGCGCATGGTGATGTCTGCCCACGCGGCGAAGCGAGCCCAGACGCCCCTGGGCATGTCGGGGGCGTACTTGCCGTAGTCCCCCTCGACCGGGTTCTTGACGGTCTGCACGCCCGTATGGCAGAGCAGAAGGACCGTCATCCCCTTGGCCTTCACGTCGGAGAGACGGGTGATGAGATTCCTGATCTCCTCGGATGTGGCCCGGTCCCCTGAGCCGTAGCTCGTGAAACCCTTGGGACCCCAGTCCCCAGCGAACTTGGTCTGGCAGACGAACTGAGCGGCCAACTCAACCGCACCGTTGAGAGTGTCAATCACGAGGGTCTTGTAGTCGTGCCCTCCGGCGAGCACCTCGTCGATGCGCTTGAGTAGCTCCTCCCAGGTCGTCACCCTGGGGAACTGGTCCACCTTGATGTTGTTGACCCCATCCTCCGTTGGGATGAAGATGGGGTTCGGAGCCTCCGACCCGAACGTGCTCTTGCCGAACTTCGTCGGTCCGTAGAGCACGATGCCGGGGGGCAACTCCTTGCCCTTGGTTACACCTTTCAACACGTTGTCCTCCTCTTCTTCGACTTCTTGGGTGGGCGTAAGCAGATCACCTCGTCATCGTCCTCTTTCGATGCAGATTGAACCAATCCCTCACCCTCTTGGGATCGGTCTCGGCCCAGTACGCCTCAGCCAGCCGGCGAACCACCGTCCCTGGCCGAAGGAGTTCCTTGCACGTCTCTGCCGCCTCCTCTCGGCAGACCTTGTGGATCAGGACGTAGTGGATCTCGGGGTCCTTCTTGGCGTCGTGCTGCTCTCGATGGAACACCTGGATCTTCACCTGGCCGGACTTGATCCAGGTACACTCGTAGACCCACTCCGGCCGCATCCCGTAGAGCGGGTGGGCGTCCTTGATGGCCTGCTGGACCATCGAGGCGGCCAGCTCGATGTAGCCGCCGAGCCCCTCAGCCACGACGGGCCTCGAACTTGCCGTCGGAGAAGCCGACCATGTAGCTGTCTTTGTCGCACCGGTCACATGCGGAGACGAGGAGTCGGTTGTTTACGTCCTCCCACTCGCAGACAAGGGGCGTGTGACACCTCGCGCAGGAGACCTCCAGAGCGAACTCTCGGGTGATCTTGATCTCAACCATGATCCGCCTCGAAGAGCCTCCCCGAGTCGCGGAGGAGCTTCGCCTGTTTCACGATGGCATCTCGGAGCACCTTGTCCACCACCTCGGCCACAATCGTCTGAAGCTTCTCCTTGGCGAGCTTCTGGATCATCTCGGTGGCGTCGATCCTGAGGCAGTGCCGGGCCACTTGCTCCTTGATGGCAGCGTAGCCCTCGGGGACCTTGTTGCTGTAGCCCTGTGGCGGCTCCATGATTTCTTCCCAGGCGCGAGCCACTGCCAACCGTACAGCAGAAGTCTTCAGGGTGACGGTGATGTCGATCAATTCATCCATGTCTCCTCCTAGCTGAACGTCCCCACCAGGTAGTCCCAGGGACCGTCCCCGTGGCCGATGCAGAACGTGCCATCGACCGGGTGCCTGAGGCAGCCGTTCGGGCCGACCTTGTAGGTGTAGCGACCGGACTGCACGTCATCGAGCGGCCGATCCCACTTGCGGTTGACCACGAGGTCCACCCAGTCGGCAACCGTCATGTCCTGGTGATACTCGTCACGCAGGACATCACCCTCGGCTACGCGCTGGTAGAGGTACGCTTCCCAATCATCGAGGCAGGTGATCTTGCGGTTCTCCTGATCTGGGAGCCCATTGGGGTAGACGTGCAACCCGTAGCACCATCCCGCCGAGTCCTTGCCGATGTGGATCTGGTCAGTGCCCCTCTGGCAGTAGGGGCAGACGTTTCGGTGGAGGTAGTGGTTAGTCCCCACTGTCCCTCCAATTCAGACACTTGTGGTGCCACATCTCGCCGTCGAGGTACACCCAGTCGTCCCCGAGAACGAACTGGTGACACCTGGGGCACTTGACGAGGGTGGTCACCGGGCACTGTCCGGTGGCGTGGAGCCACCACGCCTTGACAGATGCCCACCAGCGATGTACCTTCTCCTTGATCCAGTGCATGTCTTCACCTCCTTGGCCCCTTCGGGGGCCACCTTTTTGGTGCTCCCCGCCAGGACGGGGAGCTGAATAGTCAAGTGGCACCTGAAGATCGTCTTGCGATCGTTCGTAGCCCGTCCTGGCGGGACTGATTGTTGCCCACGCCGGTTGTGGGCTCCCGTGAAAGAATGGGCGCTGGCCGGTCCTGCCCCGGCTGGCCATTTCCGCACCCTGGAGGAGGGCTGGCCACTGACGCGGTCTTCCATGGCCATTTGACGGATACCTGCGCGATTTTCAGCCGCCCGGTCTTGTGGGGGGTTGCCTCCGCTTCCAGGCCGTCGCCCGGTGCTCCCCTGCCGTTGAGGCCGCGTGTCATCTCGCCACGCCGCAGCGCCCAAGCTGTCGAGTAGATGCCGGTCTCTCCCGGCTGTCACACCACTCCCGCACACCATACCTGGGCCAGAGGAGACGCGCCATCCGTTTCCAGGGATCAGTCTGGCATAGATGGGTCCTTCCGTAAGGCCGTAGATGTGCTCGGCAGGTGTCGCATCTGCGTGGCAGCGGGAAGTGGACTTGAACCACTCTAGATTGGTCCGGACGCCAATCGTCTGGGGTGGAACCCAGCACCGGGTGCCTGCCCGGCTGCTCCCGCTAGTGAAAGAGTTGGCGCTGGCCGGCTCTGCCCCGGCTCCAAGTGAGGTCGGCGTGTATGCGACGCCGCGTGTTATGTCCAGCCCGCCCGTCCTACCATACTCATCTGGGGCGGGTTCAGTCCGCACCGTATCACCTAGCACCGGACTGGACCCCTCACTCTCGGTTCGCGTGTCCTTCCACGCCGCAGCGCCCGTAAGTTGTAGAGTAGCCCGCTGCTGGCATCCCCGGGCGGGCGCCAGGGAGGAGAGGGGGTCACACGGGACCCTGCCGGCCAGCTCGGCCCGAGACATCAGGAGCGGTCCCGGCGGGCGACCAGGAAGAACCCGACCGCCCAGAGTGCCACGACCACATAGAAGACCAGAAGGAACCAGAGCGGCAAGTCGTTCATCGCAACCTCCAGGACCAAGATAAACCCTGCCGTCAACCTTGTCTATCCCACTTTCGAGTGATGCAAAATGAGCTACCCGGGGGTAGCTCACTCGCTCGTTGATGTTGAACTACTTCTTGCGCCAAGCCTTCCAGATTCGGCGTAGGAGGGCGACCCAGCCAGCGAGACCGTGCGGCTGAGGCGTGGGGAGTGTCGGCGGCTCCCACGGGCGGTACGGATTGTCGAGGGGGGTCACTTGGTGGCCGCGCCCTTGCCGAAGAGCGGCAGCCAGTCGCGGATCAGCCGGTAGAGGAGATCAGTCCCCACGATGGCGAGGATGATTCGAAGCACCTCGCCGGCGGTGAGCCCCGGCGTCTGAAATGCCGCCGTGAGCATCACGCCGCCCGTGACGAGGGCGTTGAGGACCATCGGCACCCACGTCGAGGTCAGCGCGGCGGCGATCTTCGCCCACCCGGGGATGAGCTTCAGCAACCATTGCCACTTCCCGCTTCCCTCGATGAACTTCTTGATGGCCTGCACGATGGCGACGAAGCTGGCTAGAATAGCGAGGATCTTCGCGAGTTGCGGCCCGTCCGGACTGTAGATCACCTTGCCATCCGCCCATGCGAGGATGGCATCCCACCAGCCGGGCGTCGAATCGCCGTCGCACGGCCCCTCGAACGGCACCCACCCCGGACCCAACTCCTCACACGTCGGAAGGAGCTGCTTCACGATCTGTCCAGTCGCTGCATTCTTGCAGCACGGGACCTCCTGCGCCCCCGTCGGCATTGGAACCACCGCCAAAAGCGCCACCACCGCCACCACAACGAGAAATTTCCGCATCATCGTCCCCTTTCTGGCCCATCCAGGGCCTCGTTCCGCTCCATGATCGCCTGCTTGAGATAGCAACAGAGGTCGAGTGCTTCCTGGTACGCATCCATCAGCGCATCCCGCCCGTTGTCGGTGCGAAGGACGGTCCCGTACTTGCGCCGCCCCATCTCGCTCCGAGCGCGAATGTCCTCGATCACCTGCGCCGTCACATCCCGCCCTTCACCAGTCGGAGAAGGTTGCGGGATCGCCGCTGGAGTCCTCCACGTACTCAGCAGCGGCGGGAGGTTCAATGGCTGGACGTTAGGGTTTACCTCGCTCACACTCCACCTCCCGCACATGGCCACACGAGCACGACAGGGAGATCCTGCCACTGCTCGTGGCCGTTGTTGAGCGAGATGGCCCGAACCCTTAACATAGCCAGCCCCGCACCGACCATAGTGCCGTACGGCTTGATGAGGGTCATCGAGCGGCTCCCCCTCGGCCCCACCGGGATGCGATCCCCCGCCGGCAGGACGAGGATCTCTCCGCCCGAGCAGCCACCCGTGGCCTCGAAGCTCACCCCGGTCGGCTGAGGGCTCAGGTTGTCCCAGCGCACCACCAACGTCGCGGGGCCACAACCACTCGGCGTGGCGTCAGGAGGCTGTGTAGGCGTCGGAGAGGGCGCGGGAAGGGTAGGAGTTGCCGTCGGTCCCGGCGGGCTCGTGGGCGTCGGCGCCACCCCCGGCGTCGGGGTCGGCAGCACCTCCCCAGGGCACGGCCCCTGCCTCTCGCCCTGGTTGCAGCCGTCCCACCTGATGTAGTGCCACGACTGGTCCGTGCTCCAGCAGCACCCTCCGAGCGCCGGATCTGGTGTTGGCTGAGGCGTAGGCTGAGCTGCCGCCGAGGCCGCGAGCAGCACGGCGACCACGCCGAGGCATCGCCGCACGGGATCATGCCCAGTCGCCCGGAGCACCCGGATGGCCGCCCGAGTGTCCGGGTCGCCGCCCACCTGCGCCTCACTCGCTGGCGACCACCTCAGCCGCGCCGCGAGCCGAAGCGCCGCATCCGTCGCCTGCCGGATTTGCTCCGCCGTCCGCACGACCAGCCTGTCGGTGCTCATGCCACCACCTCGAATAGTCCAGTCCGCCTGCATGCGGGACTGAACCAGATCCGCTCCCGCGTACGGTTGACTCCTGACGAGAGGTTGTTGTACCCCCCGCCCGCCTTCCATGCTTCGACCATCCACCCCTCGGGCATCGCCTCGGCGTGACCTTCATCCGCGTAGCCGCAGAGTGCAATCCGGAGCAACGGGTTGCCCCCGTTCTCGATGGCCCACGCTCGGACGGCCGATGAGATCCCGGCTGCACTCTCCCCGTACTCCGTCCCGCCCACGTCGTACGGCGGATCAAGCAGAATGCCCGTCACCCCATGCCGAAAGGTCACTGACGGCGTGAGCACCCGCATCCAGTCACCGCAGCACACCCGCACGCCGCGCAGTCGGTCCGCGAGCTGGAGAAAGTAGGCGAGCAAGCGTTGCCGTCGGTCATCGCACCCACCCGGCACGGCAGCGCCCTTTCCCGGGTCCCCGAGGTGCGGGAGCTTCCGGTTCACGCCCTTTCCCGGGTTCCCGAGGTGCGGGAGCTTCCGGTTCACGCCCTTTCCCGGGTCCCCGAGGTGCGGGAGCGAATCCTGCCGTGAGGGACGGCAGAAGTTGTCGCCGATCCACGACGACAGACCCCACGCCCAGTAGCCGGCGATCCGCGCGTCGTACCAGTCCGGGTCAACCTTAAGCGCCTCGACCCGCTCTGCCTGCCGATGCAGCCACGCATGCCGCGCATGGAGGTCGCACTCGTTGACCGGGTTGTCAGCGTAGGCGGTGACCGCTTCCGGGTCCGCCTCCAAAGCGCGCCAGAAGTTGACCACGTAGGCGTCGATGTCGTTGACCGTCTCCGTCCGCGCCGGCCCGACAAACGGCCAGTGTGGACGCGCCAGGAGCACCGCCAGTGAACCCGCAAACGGCTCGATGTAGTTCTCCACATCGCCGAAGCGGGACCAGATGAGGTCGGCCGCACGCGCCTTGCCGCCGAACCACGGGAAAGGCGCCTTCATACCGTCCCCCTCATCTCCCAGTGGCAGGCGTCCCGCTGCTCCCACCGCCCGCCCCAGACGAGCCCGAGACGCTCCCCGGCGTCCACCACGATCTGCCACCGCGGGGTGAGCGTGAGCGTCGCTTCCCGGCAGTTGACCCACGTCCGCCAGTCCGGATGCCCGGCATCGTCGAGAGGCACGGCGTCGTACGCCCTGGCCGCCGCCACGCCCTGCTCATCGGTGAGGGTGTGGTTGCTCCGGCGGCGGATGCGCGTGACCTGCCGGCGGTTCTCCACCGCGTCGATGGCCTGGAGCCCCGCCTCGGCCCGCATGGCGTTGACCGCTTCCAGCGGGAGCCTCCCCTGGGCGTAGAGTGCGGCTTGCTCCAGCTCGGATCGCCACGTGCAGTAGACGAGCAGACGCAACCCGGAGGCCTCGCACAGCTCGATGTGCTGCCGAGCGAGGGTCCGGAGTGCTGGATCGAGGTCGTCGAGGGATCGTGAGCCCATCACCACCTCCACGCGAGTCCGAGGGAGCTGTAGGTGTCGTGCTCCCACTGACCGCCCTGCAAGTATCTCATCCCGCTCAGCTCAGCCCACCCCGAGAGGCCGCCACCGAGCCGCGCCTCCAGGTAGCCGGTGAGTACCCACGTGTGGTTGGGCGAGCTGCTCGGCCCCGCCACCCGGACGCTCACCCGCCCCCTGGGGTCGCGCCAGCCGGCCTCAGCCGTCGGGGAGACGCCGACCTTCTGCCAGTAGCGCTCGTTCGGCCAGGTCGTGAGGTAGCCACGGGCCTCGGCGCCGGCCCCCACGTACCAGGCGTCCGGCGTCGTGACGAGAGCACGAGCGCCCCAGCGGTAGCCGCCGACCGCGCCCCACTTGTGTTGGTACGCGCCGAACGCCTCCAGCCTGAGCCTGGGCGCCTCCACCGAGACCCGCGCCTCTGGGCCGGCCTGGAAGCCAGCCCCAGCAGACGCGAACGCGATGGCGAGAGCCCAGGAGAGCATGGTCAGAACCCCATCGCCGCCTTGAGCGCCGCCGCTTTCACTGGTCGTGCTCCGAGGGTGTAGTGGACGCCGTCCGTCGTGTAGGTCGCGCCGTCGTCCCCGTTCTCCAACCAAACGCGCTCGTCATCCCCGAGGAAGCAGTAGGCCGTCCGACCGTCCGCGATGATGTTGTCGATGTTCGTGTCGAAGCCGTCGAAGATCGACATGTCGTACCCTCGCCGCCACGCCCGCGTGAGGTAGATGAGCGCGTTCGGCCACTTCGCGTGGAGCTTGTCCACGAGGCTCTCCATGTTCGCCTCATAGGCCGCGATGGCGCCTGCGCTCTTGCAGTCGTTCGCGCCGAAGTTGACGAAGATCCTCGTTGGCGGGAATGTGTACGATGGATACGCTGCCAACCGCGCATCGATCACCGCAAGCATGTCCCCCGCCGTGAAGCCCGAGGTCGCCATCGCGTAGGTATCAGACGGCTGCACTATCGCGTCCCACTCCCACCACCGGTAGCCTGGCACCGCGTCCATGAGCGTCTCCAACAACGCCGGCCACCAGTTGGTGTACGGTGTCGTCATCCACACGGTCTTGCTGTCGCCCACCGCTAGGATGGACTCGTCAAAGAGAGGGGGCCGCAAACCGCCCCCAGTTGGTGACGCACTTCACAACACCAGCTCCAGGGGTAGTGTTCAACGTAATCCTGAGCTTGGCAGCCGCAGTTTGCACTGGCCCAGTTGCATCCGTGCTAATCCCTCCCTGGTGATGCGCAAGCCCGAGTACCTGGAAGCCCTGCGTGAGCGTCGTTTGGGCGGCAAAGAAGCGTGCCGCCGTAGTCGCATCACCCGCGCTCCAGTTGGCCGCTGTAGTGATCTCTGTGACTACCACGCATCCAACTCCGTAAATGATAGCGTTGGCAGGGAGCATGTTAGCGGTGGAGTCAGTGTACGCGGCATCAGTAGCGAGGGTGATGGTCTCCTCGGTTTGTCCCATCTCCCACGAACCACCACTCGCTGACTTGACGATCATCGAGCCGTCATCCCCGACGTGCCACCGCTCTACGCCTCCTACATACCCATCCAGGAGGTAGTGGGTACCCGATCCCTTCGCGGTGTTAGTCGCACTCACTCGGAGCCCAGTGAAGCCCGCCGTCCCCGTCTCATTCAACGCGTAGGTGATCAGCAGCTCATTGCCGGTTCCGCTGGAGTGCGTCCAGGCGGTGGAGGACGTCCCCAACGTGACCAGCGGATTCGTCGCGCTCGTGGCGGCATTGAGGGCGATGCCGAAGCCACTGCCGCCCCCGTACTTGCCGACCGAGGTCGTGGTTACCGTGCCGGAGCCGCTCCAGGAGTAACCCGTCACCGTTCCCGCGGAATTGACGCTGAACTTCGATGTGCCGTTGTTCCGGAAGTCGATGCCGTTGCTGGTCCCAGGCGACGCCTGGTCGTACCAGTCGATGAGCAAACCGGTATCGTTGCCACCGGCCTTGTTGGTTGTGTAGCCGAGGTGAAGCGCTGTCTGGTTGGTCTGTGCAGACGAAAGGGTCCGCGTCACCGTGAGTGGAGTATTCACCGCAGTCAGCGGAGAGTACTCAACCGTCGTCCTTCCGGCCAGCGGTTGCAGGAGCACGTTGTCAAGAGTCCCCGCGGTGGTCGCCGTCGAGGTGAACGTCAGTGCGCCAGTCGTGGTCGCGTAGAACGTCTCAACGAAGCCAGTCCCGGCAGCGGAGATCGTTGACCCCGTCCACCCTCCACCGCTCGGGATAATCGTCGAGGCCGTGAGCGTCGGCACGTCGTACGTGAGGAGGTACCACGTCCCGGCTGTGATGGTCGAGACGGTCTGCGCGAGAGTGGATGCAGAGCCGGCGGTCTTGGTGGCTACCCCTGAGCCGATCGCCCATCCAGTACCCTTGGTCCAATCTGAGTCCGCTGCAAACGTCCCATTCACAACGTTACTCGCGCTCGGCGTAGTCGAAAGCGAAACCCCGCCGGAGAGCGTCAACGCGGTCGAAGTGCTCCCTCCCGCCGCCGTCACCGCCGCCAGGTCCGGGGTTGCGGTGGTCGCGGTAGCCCAGGTCAGCACCCCCGACCCGTCGGTTTGGAGGAACTGCGACGCGGTGCCATCGTCCACGGGGAGGGTGTAGGCGATGTTGGCGGTATTGGTGCCGCTCGTGATGGTCGTGTAGAAGGCGTTGTCGCCCGCCGAGAACAACTTGAACTGTCCGGCGGTGTTGGCGACGCCCCCCGCCGCGTCGATGCCGAGCACCAGCGGGCCTTGCAGATTGAGCGTGTCACTGGCCTTGATGTAGGTCAGGCCCGCGTCATCCTCCACGCTCGTGGCGCTCGCCGCAAACGGCACTCGGGTAGCGGTGAGGCCAGAGAGAGTCCCTCCCACCGAGACCGCCGCCCAGACCGCCTCCTTCAGTGCGTCGGAGTAGCTGAGGTAGTACCCGTCCATCGCCGCCGTGGGTTGCTGGACCCATGAGGGCCAGTTGTTGACGTAGACCCCGGTGCGGATTTGCGCGCCTGCCGTGGCCGCCAGGATCAGAGTGAGTAGGGCAAGGGTTCGCTTCATCAGAGCCTCCTAGCGGCTTGGGAGAGCCGTGGGTGTCGGTTGAGTGCCGAGCTTGTGCTCGACCACAGTCGAGAGGGTGCCTCGGAGCCAGTCGGAGCCCAGGACGAGGACCGCGGCCAGGATGAGGCCCAGGAGCAGGCCAGTGCCGAGGGGGTAGCGGTTCAGCATGGTGCGGAACAAGCCCGCCTTCTTATCCTCCACTGGTGCTTCCTTCTCCTGGCGCATCGTGCGGTAGGCCTTGGTTTCCTCCTCGAACAATCTAGAGTGCTCGATCCAGACCGTCAAGTTGTGGAGGACTTCCTTGAGTGTCTGGGCCATCTCCTGCATGGTGCCGTTCTGGCGCTTCACCCATGTCTCCATGGCGGCGAGTCGCTCGTGGATCGCTGGCAAGGATTCGAGTTGCTTCTCCATCTGGATGATCCTCGTCTGCGCGTTGGTGATAGCCTCGATACACTCAGGGTTGACACGATCATCGCATATGCTGCCTGTCGGGAATCCCATAATCCTAATCACCCCCGCCCCCCGGAGCCCACAGGTTCGTACCTCTGTTCGCTGCTCGTAGATAGGCCGTGGCAAGGCGCTGCAACTCCTCACCGGTAGCCTGTGACGTGCGAAGCTCGGAGAGCTTCTCTTTCGCTTCTTGGAGGATCTTCACTCGGGTGCCGCCGGGGCCGAGGATCTTGGCGAACTGCTTCGCGTAGGCCCTGGCCCCTTCTGTGTCGCCATCCTTCTGCATGTCGCGGAGCGTCTTGAGCGCCGTCTGCGCCTGGTTGTACTGGTTGTAGAACTCATCAATGACACGGCCACCGCCCCCCTCGCGTGTGAAGAGACGACCAACCACCGGCCAGTCTGCCGCTTCCTTCTTCTTCGCGGTGAGCCCTTGGATGTGACGTACGAGACCGCCAGTGGATTGCTCGGCCAGGTGCTGGAGTACAATCGGAGAGACGCCCGCTTTCGGGTTTCCCGAGATGTACCGTGCGGCGTAGTTGATGACCCCGGCGATCTCCTTGTAGACCTCTGGGGTATACTGCGTGAACTGGCGCTCAGGAGCCATTCCCTCCATGTTCTGCGGAATCAGCTTGCGCCCCTTGAACTTGGAGAAGGCGTTCGGGGCGATCATTGTTTCAGCCATCAGGAGTGGGAAGGTTGGGAGAACGTTGGGGATCATCGAGTAGGTGCCCTCCCAGGTCAACTTGGCCGCTTCCTCGCGGTTCTTCTTCCGCCACGCTTCCAAGATGGCCATCGGGAGCACGTAGAATGGCGCCGCATACTCTTGAGGCATCGGGATGCGGATGATCTTGCCGCCGACCTCGGCGTGCATGTACCCGACCTTCTCGTAGGTGGTCAGGTTGTCCCACCAGTCCTTGTCCTTGTTGAGTAGCCAGAGTGCTACCCCTGGAATGGTCAAGCTCGTCACCGCCCTGGCGATAGTTTTGGTGCGCGTGGCGGGGTCCGCAAGGTTGACCACCGTCTTTCGGAGGCCCTGCATCGCCGGGTTGTAGAAGATCGCCACTTGGTTGATGATGCGCCCAAGTGGGCCACCTCGGGTGAAGTTGACCGAGACTTCCTTGCCGGCGTAGGTCGCTTCGCCGTTGGCTCGAACGTGGGCCTTCTGAGGGGTGAGACCTTCTTGGATCGCCTCGTCGTAGACTTTCCTGTACACAGCATTGAACTCGTTGTAGCGGTTCACATTCTCCGAGAAGGAGAGCACGTCACGGTAGGCGTCCAGAGGATGGCGCAGCACCACACGGAGGCGACCCTTCCGGCCTCCACCGGCCAGCACAGCGTCGGCGGCGTGCTTCGTGGACGCCGTATCTTGGCCGAAGTAGGTCGTGAGCGGCCCGCCAGTGCGGACCCAGCCGCGAGCGTTGGGGTTCTCTTTGCCCGTGACCGCCGACTTGAGGGCAGGCCAGTATTCCTTGCCAGCTTCGGAGAGTACGTGCCCGGCGCTATCCTTGCGGACCGTGTTGACGAAGGAGGTCATCGGGTCGCGGATGATCTGGGTGATGAGCGAGAAGCCCGCGTTGTACGCGGTGGAGCCGAGCTTCGCCACGCGGGCAGGGGCGCCGAGGATCTTCATAATGATGTTGATGGCGGCAGGAAGTTCGGCACTGTCCATCCCTGACATGGATTCGAAGAGGTCAGGATCGCGGATCTCGACCATCTTACGGACGCCATCTTTGACAGTCACCAGCCGGTTCTGTGGCCCGGCTGGGTGCTGAAGCTGCGTGAAGTAGGTCAGGACGGAATCGGCGGATGCCCCCGAGGTGTCGATGCCGAGGGCTTCCAATTCCTTCTTGAGTTGGCGAAGTTCCACCGTGTTGGGATGGGAGGAGAAGTCCACCACGTCCACAAACTTCCCGGCTCCTGGCGCCCGTTTTGCGAACTCGATGAACGCCCGCCCCGCTTCAGCCTTGTCCCCCGAGACGATCATGCGCTGCATCATGGTGATGAGCGACTCCAATGGGTTCTTGACCGGTCGAGTCGAGCCGGTGTTGGTCATGCGGCGGATGGCCGCGCCAGGTTCGAGCGGACCTTGGCCACCGCTCCCGGCGTTCTCACGTCCCTCGGAGAGCAAGAACTCCCGCATGAATGGGATGTAGAACTTGTACTTCTTGATCGCCCGACCATCGGCCTCTGTGATGGCACCCTTCTTGACCATGTAGTCCACGCCAGAGTTGGCGAAGTCTGTCACGCCTCGCGCTGCCGCCACGAATTCAGGTCGAGCCCGACCGGCGGCGATCCATGCCTGAGCCACGTCTTCCGCCATCGGGGCTTCCATGCCCTGTGGATGGATCAGCCGTCCGTTAGCGTCGGTGCGCCTCCCTTCCGCCCGGACCTCCTCGGAGTGCTCGCCGATCATGTAGAGGAAGAAGTCTTTGATGGCCGCGGTGGAGTCGGCCTTCTTTCTGTACATCGCCACGATTGGCTCGAAGACCGCCTTGAGGCTTGGGCCAAGGGTGGCCGTCGGGTCCTCTGGATCAGGAAGACCCCGACCCTCGACGGCCTCACGAGCGCGCCCGGCAGCGTTCCCCTGATTGGAGAGGATCACCTTCCTGGGGTTGTGCTCATAGGGGGCGTTCTCCACGCCGAGTTTCTTCTGCACGGAGCCTAGCTCGACCGTCTCGTCGGCCATCATCCGGGTGAAGTACCTAGCGACTTTCGAGACCGAGGTCTTCTCCTTCGGCGGCTCCCATGCCATCGCGGACCGGCCCTTGTCCAGCAGGCTTGTCTGGTCCCACCGATGGTAGAGATCCTGGAGAGCCCTCAGTTTCGGTGCGACCTCCGCGAGATTCCCGGTCGCCATCTGCTGCTCGACCCACTGGTAGGCGGCGGGGGCTCGGGCTTGGAGCCACTGGCGTGCCGTAGCACTGGAGAGCCAGTAACGCATGGCCTCAGAGAAGCCCTCTTCGGTGTAGCTCCCGGCGGGTTGCCGCGTGCCGTAGAGCGCCTTGCCGAGCGCATCAAACTCGTTGCGGACCTGGACCGGAAGTCTCAGTACGCCACCGAAATGACGCTCCACGAGACCATGCGCGACCTCGTGTGCCCACACGTCCAGGTTGCCCCACTTCTTGGTACGGATGATCTGGGCGAGCCCCTTCCAGATACCTGCATCCTTACCACGGAAGCCACCTACTGCGGTCGGCATGTCGAGCACATCCTCGATGTGTGCCTGGATGTCCCGGATGGTCACGGGCTCCACGGGGCCGGTCGCCACTGCCTGCCGGGGAGTCGGGATGAAGGGAGGGGCACCTTGGGGGAAACCTTGGGTGGTGGGGGGAGTGGGCTCTTCGGCGATGGCCTCCTTGAGCTTCTGTGTTAGATCATCAAGTAAACGCTTGTCACCAGCAAGAATTGACTTGCTCGCTTTCCGGGCTATGTCGGCCTTCAGTCGGTCATACGCTTCCATCCGGGCTGTTCGTAACAACTCGACCGGAGATGGAGAAGGGATTGAAGAGGGGAGATTCTCCGTGCTGGCAAGGTACGCCTTGTTTGCAGCGGCGGCTGCCCTATACTGACGGTTCCATTCCCGCATCGCGGCAGCATGCTGAGCAGCCTGTTCAGGGGTTGGGCCAGTCTTCCCATAGAGCTTTGCCAGTGGACGAGGCTTGACCTTGCGGAGTTCGGCCATGCGACGGGATGCCAGCACTCCGGCATTCGTCTCGAATGGATCTGCTCCGCTCTCTGGCTCAGCTCCCTTCCCCTGCTTCGCCACGAGGGCGGGAGCGGAGATGGCGGGGACTACTTCCCCTTCCCCTTGGACTTGAGTTCCCGCTCCGGCTTCCACCCGGTTTTGCGCATCGTCCCGTAGACGTAGGCCGATGCCCGCTCCCCCTTGAGCCCCTTCTTGCGGGCCTCCTGCTTGAGTTGGCGTTCCAGCTTTTTGGGCACTTGGCACCTCCTTCGGTGCGAGGTCAGGGTACTCCGCGAGGACTTCGGGGGGGATGGGCTTGCCGGAGGCGAGGGCTTGCTCGACGGAAGTGCGATGGTCATTCAGATTTCTCGTCAGGTTGCGATCTCTTGCCGCGTTAGAAAGTGATTCCATTTCTTCGGTCATTGCGTCAATAAGATGTGACAGACGGCTTTGATTCTTCCACGCCTTTTCGAACTCTATGGCGTTAGTCTTACCAGCCTTCCCTCGGTAGTGCTCAGAGAGTCGATTCGCTTCAGTAAGCTGACGCTCAAGTTCGACCTTCTTCTTCTGGAGAAATTCCAAAGTTTCCGTCTGCCCTGGCGAGAGATCACTGGTTGTAGCATCAATGACTTCAGCTCTCGTCATCTCCCACGGCTGCTTCGCCACAGGCTGCTCGGTCGGCTTCGGGGGCTGCAACTCCCTCAGCCCCATCCGAGGAGCAGGCCGCGTGGCCATCTTCCCGGCGAAGCGAGCGGAGAGGGGGGCCGCCTCCTCCACCTCCTTCGGCGTCGGCGGCAGGGGATTCGGCGGGGGGGTCTCGTCTGGGACAAGAGGCTGCTCCACCACCGGCGCAGGGGCCGGCTTCGGCTTCTTCTGGCGCTTCGGCTTCGGAGCCTGGACGACCGGCTCTTGCGCGGGAGCCTGAGTCGTCTCGGCCGAGACCTGTGTCTGTTCGACCACAGGTGGCGTCGTCTGCTCTGCCGGGGGAGGAGGAGCGGGCGCAGGAGGCATCCTGTCGGCCATCCACTCGTCGATGATCGCCTTGGCCTCCGCGACCTTCCCGAGGCGCTCCAGTTCGACCACCTCGGCGGCTTTGGCAGGGTGCATCCCGTTGCCACCCTCGCTTACCGGCGCGATGAGCTTGGCCTTGCGAGCCTGGAGGCCCTTCACGGTCTTGTACTCGCTGTGGCCGGCAAGCGCGGCCAAGCCGATGGCGGTCCCCGCCGCCTCGGTGGGGGTCCTTTCGCCAGACAGCACAGCCGGGATCTCTAGGAGGCCACCGATCCCTGCCGTCCCTGCCACATGGGTCAGGCCGCGAGCCAGGGGGTTGACGATCCCCTTGGCCAGCTCGCCGACCCCTCCGAACGCCCCGACCATCGCGGCCTCGGTGCCCGCCCCGGTGGCCGCTTCCTTCAGCGGCTCCCCGCGCCCGAGTCGGGAGAGTAGCTCCAGCCCGCCCACCTGGCCGACTCCCTTGGCCAGCAGAGCTAGCCCCTTGAGTTTCCCAGGACCGGCCATCTCCAGACCGAACTTGGCCATCACGCCGGGGGTCTGCCCCAAGACGTTGGCCGCGCTCGGCAGGAACCCGCGACCAGCCTGGGCCGCCTGCTCAGCCTCCTGTTCGCCAAGCCATCCAGAGGCCGCCTGAGCGGTCCTGAGGATGGGGTTGTAGTCCTTCCACGTCTGAGCGGCTTCCTCGGCTCCCAGGGCGTCCAGGACGCGAGCCGGGGCCTCATGGAACCCGCCGATGGTGTCGGTGAGGGACTTGAACCCGCCGGCCAGACCAGCGAGGCCAGAGTGGACGACGCCACCGAGGCCACCGCCGGAGGGGGGCTCGCCGGCGAGAGCGGAATGGAACGCCATCTTCTCCTCATCAGGAAGCCCCATGTACTCAGGATCATCCTGCCCGATGATCTCGATGGCTCGTAGCTTCTCCTCGTAGGGGAGTGTTTCCCACTCGGGGGATTCCAGAAGCATCTTCCAGGCAGGAATAGGCATGCTATCTCCTAGCTGACATCGCCTTGATCCGAGCCGCGAGGTCGGCACCATTGGTCACTGGTACAGGCTGTTCCACGTCCACTCCCGGCGCTGGTGTGTTCTTCATGAGTGGTTCGTACTGGCTCAGCATCGTCGCCGCCTGGTATGCGTAGTAGTTCCCGGTGCGGATGTCCCCGCTCTCGGTAGCCTGGTTCGCCAAGTCGAGGAGGTCGTTGGCGTCTTGCACGTTCTTCCGAATCGCCGCGATGATGGCTGGAGCTTCGGCGGCCTTGATGGGCTTCCCGCCGATGTTGATGTCGATGCCGTTGCTGGCGTCACGCTCGGCCTTGAGGATCTCGGTGTCCACCCACTTCCTGGCGTTGTAGACCAAAGTGGCCGCCTTCATAATCTCCGGCCTGATCTTGCCGCCATTGTTCAGGTTCCTCGCCTGCGCCCCCGTGTACGCCCGTCTCGCCTCAGCATCGGCCATCTGGGACTCGAACTGCCTCGCCTGCTGGCCACGCTGGTCCATCTGACCGTAGAGAGCCATGAGGGGGGCAATGGCGTCTGCCGCCCGTGGGTTGGAGAGCGCCGTCTCGTAGTCGAGGGATGGGTACTCGGCGTCAGCGCCCATCTCCTGAAGAGCGGCCCGACTCATCGGAGCCGCTGACCTGTCCGGGGCCAGCATGTAGCGCAGGTGCTCCATGATCGCCTGGCGCACCATGTCGTCGGGGCCGCCAGAGGAAGCGCCGCTCGGGATGCCCTCGTAGCCCCCGCCGCCAGGACGACGGCTGAGGATGCCAAGAGAGGCAGCATTGCCTGGGGGACCGGAAGGGAGGCCAGACGAGGGGGCCGGATTCGGAGGCATCGCAGAACCCTGCTCTGGACCGGCGGAACCCAACTCATCCCACCAGTGGACACTGCCACTCGGACGTGGAACAGCAGGCGAGCCCATCTCATCCCTGATCGCCGGAGGCTGCCCATCTTCCTGGGCCATCTGCTTGAGATAGGCGATGATCTCAGGAGGGAGGCTGGCGAGCCATTGAAGCCCTTCGTGGATTCTTCGAGGCATCTCACCACCCCCCAGTCTGCCCAGCCCAGCTCAGTGAGCGGTTCTCGTCGCCTTCGCGCATCCGCATGTACCAGTCACCGAGGAGTTGCATCAGGGCGGTCTGGTCACCCCTGCCGGCCTGCCAGTTGTTGTAGGCCAGGTTAGAGGCGTTCGCGGCTCGGTCCAGGTTGCTCTGCTGGGCGCCGTACTCCCGGCCACGCCACGCCTCGGCAGCGTTGAAGGCCCGGTTCTGCGCGCCCTCGCCAGCCTGGAGGAGTCGGTTCTGGTGACCCTCGCCGGCCTGGAGCGCCCGGTTGGCCTGGGCCTCGTTCGCCTGATAGATCATCTGCTCGATCATGCTGGCGATGTCGTTGGTGGAGTTCCGGCTCACGCTGCCGAGGGCCTCCATGTAGGGCGTGGAGGCCAGCATCCCAGTCTGGCCGAACCGCTTGGCGGCCTGGCCGAAGTTGCGGGTCTGCTCCTCCTGGATGCGCGGCATGGCCGCCCGGATGGCCCCCTCGGTGCTCACCGTGCTCGTGGGCGTGAGCGAGGTCGCCGTGGTGGTCGTGGGCGTCTGAGTGGTGTTGTTCTGCCCCATGCTGGCCTTGATCCACGCCAGCACCTCGGGGGAGAGTCCACCGTACCCGTTGGGCGCTCCACCCATGCCCTGGTTGGCCGGGTTCATCCCGAAGGAGTTCAGGACCCCCTGAAGCTCCCGGGTCCAGGCGTTCGGTCCCACGCCGGCCGCCGGTACTGCCGTGCTTGGTGTCGTGCTGAATCGTGCGGTCTGCATGTTCTTCCCTCCACCCCACTGTGGGTTGGATAGTCCTTGCCCGAACTGGCCCTGGTAGGGGTAGGTGGCCATCAGCGCATCCCCCCGAAGATCGGAGTGTAGGTCCCGCTGGCGTTCGCCGCGTACCCGCTCGGCGTCGAGGCCTCCTCGTTGAGGCTGCTCAGCTCAGACTGGACGGCGGCGATCTCCTCCTGGATGAGGCGAGCCTTCTCGGTGTCGCCTTGCTGCGTCGCGTTGGCAAGTTCCTGGTTGAGCAGGGTGAGCCGCTGAATCAGGGACGCCTGAGACTTCTGCCCCTGCCGCTTCTTGCGGTCCGCCTCGAAGCGTGCGCGCCCTTGGTCCAGGGCATTGGGGGTGGAGAAGATGTCGATGAGCGCACCCACGACGCTGTTCTTGGCCGGAGGTAGGATGCCGCCCATGACTACCACCTGAACGCATTCTGAGGACGGTTGCGGTGAGCCTTGATGAACTTCTGGAGATCGGACTCACCTTCCATTCCTGGACTCATGGACGTGCTGCTCGCTCCCGGAGCATCGTTCGGCCCCGGGACCCTCACCTCCGGGGTCCCCCAAGAGAGGCCCTGGTCGAAGAGGTTCTTGTTCATGAAGGCACTGCCACTTCGCCTCGCGGCCTCGGTCTCCACGTCGGTCGGGAGACCCGTGCCGCCGCCCTGGTTGTCACCTCTCGTCGTCTGCGTCTGCCACATCTCGTAGAGGTAGGCCATCATCCCGGGGTTCGTCCTGACCTCGTTGATCTGGTCGGACGTGTACCCCTGTTGCTGGAGCCAGCTCCAGAAGCCCATGCTCTCCCGAGGCTGCTCCATGTAGCTCCCCTGACCGGTCTGCTGGAGATTCCGCCTCGGGGTGCCCCCGAATGCTCCCATGAGCCCGCTTGCCACACCGCTGTATTCGCCCATCGTTTCCTCCTATCGCACCATCGGGCGTTTGCCCGCGGGCTGGTGGTGAATCTCAAGCCCGAGTAGTTTGACCTTCTTCGCCGCGTTTGTCTCTGGGGTCCCCACCGTCGAGTCAGGGACCACGATGATCCTCACCTGGACCGCATCGGCCATCAACTGGAATCCGGCGTACGCTTCCTTCTCACCAAGGGCCGGCGTGTCCACATGCCAGTGCGTACCTGCGAGCGTAGTCGTCGGATACCAGTCCAGCGTCAGCGCCGCCCGGTTCGTGATGGACGCGATGGGGTGCATGCCCTCGTCGGTCTCGATGAGATCGTTCACCGCCATGATCGGGCTCGGGTCTGCATCCCAGTAGGCGTAGACCTTCCAGCCGGCGGTCAGGGCCGAGCCGAAGGTGATCTCGTATGCCCCGGTCACGGTGTAACTCGGGGTCGTCTGCACCACGTCGGAGCCGTTGGTGACAATCACGTCCCAGCACCACGCCGGCTGGACGGCGCCGGTGTAGACGGTCTCTGCCCCCGTGGAGACCCCGAGTAGGGAGGAGAACATCGTGCTCGTCCCCGCGACCGCCGTGGAGGTCACTGAGATGGTCCCCTGCGTGTCGTGGCACCCGGACCAGTCGTCCTCGTCGGAGCCCTTGCCACAGAAGGCGTAGAACACCGTGGCCTTGTCCTGGTAGGTCTTGGCCAGGAGAGCCCGGAGCGAAGTCTTCTCCCCAGGCCCCACCAACTGGATGAAGCCAGTCAGGATCTCCCCGTACCACCTGGCGTTGACGGCTCCCACGGTGTCGCATCCGGTGATGGCGTTGCCGTAGTTGAAGTAGCCCACCGAGAGGGTGCTGGCCGTCGAGGGGTTGGTGTCATAGCCGACCATCAGAGTCGGGACCCCCTGGCCAGACCCGATGCCCACGATGGACTTCGGCCAGTAGGTCCCTGCCGCCTTGGGAATGGTGACCTCGGTGAGCACGTCCATGGCCGGCGAGTAGAAGTACGCCACCGGCGTGCCTGAGGTCACGGGCTGGAAGATCACGATGCACCCGGAGGTCTCGTCGTAGGCGAGCCACACGGGCGAGGCTGAGTCGTAGTCGGACCAGGCGGTCAGGTCGAAGCCGCACGGCACTGCCGAGACCTCATCCCCGTTGCTCTGGTAGAGCATCCCCGAGGCCTCGATCCAGTAGGCCAGACCGTTCACGACGATGGGATTCGAGATGATCCGGTTGGACCAGTCGATCACCCGGTACTCCCAGGGGGCCTCCAGGACGCCGGTCTGTGAGATCACGGCGACGTTGCTGGACTCCCAGACGATGACGTTGTGGCCCAGGGTGCGGGCGTCCACGAAGTTGCCCTCGCCGTAGACCTCGGCACTCCCGGCTTGTCCGGTGGTGGCGAAATCATCGTAGGTACCCGGTGCAGTCCACCGGAGCCGGCGCCGCTGCCACTCCCACTCGCCCGTCGTGGAGTTGAACTCGTAGGTCCCGAAGAGGATCACGTACCCGTCAACGGTGGCGAACACGTTGGCCCGGTAGAGATCCGAGAGGGGCGTGAACTTCTCCATCAGGGTTGAGTCGAGATTGGTCCCCGCCGTGAAGGTGAAGGCGTTCGTGTAGACTTGAAGCTCGGCCCCGGCGATGTAGAGTTTCTCGCCATCCCAGGAGATCCCGTAGAACGTCCCCCCCTGGCTCGGCGTGGTGTACGCCCACGTCTTGGCCTGAGCGTTGGTGTCGCTGGCGTACCATACAGACCCATTCTGCGCCAGGACGAAGTAGTACCCATTCGTGTAGATGCATGCCGAGAGGGCGCCCAGTGAGCCATTGTCGATCCGGGTCGCCGTCGTGAAGAGGTCGTCGGTGCGGTAGACCTTCCCATCAGCCGAGACCGCGATCCAGATATGGGAGATATCCTCGCCCGCCCGCGTACCACCGAGCGTCCCTGAGCCATCCAGGGAGAGGTTCCCAGCGTCGGTGGTGAAGACGATGGACTCGCTGGCCGCCCCCGGGGTCGCGGCGGTCACGAGCACCGTGTTGCCGGTGGAGTCCAAAGCCGTCACGGTGGCCAGGTCAGCGGTGATGGCAGAGACGATGTTGGTCACGCACTCAGCAGCCGTGGCCCCCTTGGTGATCTCTCCGGCTCCGGTGCGGGTCGTGACGAACGTGAACTCCTGAGTATCCACGGTTAGCTTTTCGCCATTGGTAGGAACCCCAGAGACCGTGATGAGGCCCTGAGCCGCGATAGCCGCGCGCGAGAGGTCGGTGTTGCAGGCGAGATCCTTGAGGTTGGTATCGAGGTCGATCCCAGCCGTCCATGCAGCCCCGTTGTTCGCCGAGTAGTAGGTCTCGCCAGTATCACTGACCGTGACCAGACGAGAGTTCCCGTACCTGACCTTGTTGAAGTTGTCGGACGACGCCGTGTGAACGTGGTCCCAGGTGATCCCATCAGAGCTGTAGGCCACGACGCCCACATCGCCACAGCAGACGAAGTTGGTGCCGTCCCACGTCACCGAGTTCTTGTCGCTGAAGTCAGAGATGGTGGCCAGCGTCCACGTCACGAAGTCCGTGGTCGCATAGATGAAACCATACTGCCCGACCACCACCCACGTCGTCCCGTCGGAGGCGACCCCGTTGTAGTCCTTGATCGGAGCCCCGTCTACCCGGGAGAGAAGTCCATCGGAGATCCGGTAGATGTTTCCCCCTGGGCCGACGAGCGTGGTCTCGTCTACATCGTGGCTGAAGATGTCGTAGATATCGGGCTGGTCAAGCTGCGTCACCCCGGCCAGGGTGAACGCCGTGAGCGCCGTGGCCGAGTAGACGTAGTTCGAGTCGCCGAAGATGTACCACGTCGAGTTGGAGTAGATGCAGGCATCGAGATCGTACCCGACGCCACTGGTACGCTCAGTCCAGGTCGTCCCGTTGGCCGAACTCCACAGCTCACCATCGTCGCCCACGGCGAGGTAGTTCGTGGCATCGGTGCAGACGCAATTGAAGAGGATGCTCGTGAGAGTCGTAGCTGAAGTCGACCACGAGGTCCCGTTGGTCGAGTAGAGCGCGATGGCATCCCCGAGGACCACCCACTTGCCGGTCGTGCCGCCCCAGACGACGGCTCGGAGTTCCTGAGTCGTCCCCGAGGTTCGAGAGGTCCAGGTCACACCATCCGGGGAGGAGAGGATCACACCTCCGGTCCCTACGGCCACAAAGAGGTTGGTGCCGTTCCAGGCCACGGCGTTCAAGTCGGTGGCCACGCCGGATGTCTGGGAGACCCAGTTGGCCCCCTGGTCGATGCTGGTGTAGATGATCCCGCCCTCGCCCACGGCCACGAGCATGTAGTCGGTGCCGGACATGCCACGGGTGAGACCGTAGAAGTCATCGGTGGCGGCGGAGGTTTTCTCGGACCAGGACGTACCGGTTCCACTTACGCCAAGGAGCCCGTCCTTGCCGGCGACCACGAACTTGTAGATTCCGGCAGCGACCAGCCCAAAGTAGCAGGCGTACACGTCCTTGCTGGAGTCGAGTCCGGTCGCCGAGTTCAGGAACGTCGTGTAGTTCGTGCTCCGGGTCATCCACCCGGCCTTGCCGAAGGCCGCGAGGCCAGCGTACCCGGTCGCCGTCACATCGGTGGCCGCCCGGAGGTATGTCGAGGAGGTCGAGAACACCGGTCTCCAGGTCGTCCCGTTGGTGGAGATGTAGGTCTGGGCGGCATAGCCAACCCGCATCCACTTGTTGTCAACGTAGCCGACTCCTCCACAGTCGTCGTACCCGTAGCCGGTCCCCGCCGAGAGGGTCGTTCCTGAGAGTTTGGCCATCACGGTGCTGGACCCGTAGTCATCCGGTTCCGCGTTGGAGAAGATCACCGAGTACCCCGCCGTGGCGTTGAAGACGACCCTGGTGTCTTTCTGATAGTTGGAGGAGTACCCGGTTATCGCCGTCCATGTCGTGGCATCGGAGGAGACGTACGCTCCTGTGGTCCCAAGCAAAGACGACATCGCCACCCACTTGCTGGACGACGTGTCGTAGACGATGCTGAGCATCTCGTACTGCGAGGTGAAGGTGTCCGCTTCAACCCGGGTCCATGTCGCGCCATCAGGAGAAGTCATTATCCGATGGTTGATGTTCGACGGGTAGGAGACTGTACTCCCATCCGTGACCACCGTGAAGTACGCCGTGGACGTAGCTTTGTAGGCTACGTCAATCGGGTGCGTGTCCGCCGGGATGGTCCGCTTCGTCCAGGTTGAGCCGTTCTCTGAGGTGAAGAGGTAGTCATACCCGACGGCGACCCACTTCGTCCCACCCCGGATGAGTCCCGTGAAACCGTACTTGCGGGCATACCCTGAAGAAATCGCCAGAGGAACCGAGACCTCAGTCCACGTCGTCCCGTCCGGGCTGGTACAGAGGAGACCGGAGTTATAGCCCTTCTTGCCGACGGCCACCCAGAGAGGACCTCCACTCCCATCCCCTGTTGCCGAGTAGACGACCCTGGAGAACGCCGAGTCGTTGCTCCCGGTGATCCGCTTGACCTCGGTCCATGTCACCCCGTCAGTCGTGGTACAGAGAACCGCTTCACTCCCGTCCTTCCCGGCGGCGACGATGACCTCGGGGCTCGCTCCATCCGAGAAGATGTCGTAGAAGAAGTAGTTCGCAGTCGGGGGCGTCCCCGGCGTCACGACCGGCTGGGCAGGGACCGCCGTCCAAAGGGAAGCCGCTGCCGTTCCACTGCTGCTGCTCCCGGTCTGCTTCTCCAGGGTACTTCGGAATGGCCCCGATATCGTGGTGCTGTGATCCGATGTATCCGGGGAACAGGAGTTGTAGATGTGGGAGTTGACGAAGGACTCGGTGTGGATCGGGTAGTTGGCCCGCTCGTAGTCGTGGGTGCGGAGGATGATGTAGGCGCTGGCCGAGACCGTTCCTGGAGTCGTGTACGTTTCAAGGGAGGTATCGGAGGCGACGCTCTTCACCCGGACGTAGGTGCTCCCGTCATCCACTGAGATCCAGCAGTGCGGCCAGACGTTCTTGAGCCACAGGGTCCCCGCCCCTGTCACGATGGTCGGCGTAGCGGCCAAGACCGTCACCGTGCCAGTGGTGTAGGTCGAGGAGAGAGAGACTTCTCTGGCCTCTTCCATCGGGGCGCATCGGTTGATCCATGAGCGGTTGGCCGACTTCTGGGAGAACACCATCGTGTTCAGGTAGTCGTCTACGCCCTGGAACGCACTCATCTCCTTGAGCACGTAGTCCGTGTAGTTGGCGATGTTCGGGCGCAGGGTCAGGGAGAGATCCGACTGTGAGGGGATGAAGTTCCTCGCCCGCACGAGCGCCGGGGGCTGCACGTCTCTCGGGTGGACCCGGTTGACCTGGGTGGCCTTCAGCAGCGAGAAGTAGGGCTTCTGGATCATGCACCCTCACACGATGTTGTGGGCAATCTCATTGTGCGTGCCGCTCCCTGCGTTGACGCCGCTCGAAGAGTTCAGTATGGCGATGTTCCCGACCACGGTGCAGTAGTCGGTGACCGTCCCCGTGGTCAACTCGATCCCGTACCCTCCGTTGTTGTGGCAGTCATTCCCGACGATGGCCACGTAGCTCGATCCGTAGACCTTGATGCCGGAGCCGTCGCTGTTCGTCACCACGTTTCCGACGCAGAGATGATGGTTGTAGCCCGAGTAGACGATCCCGTTCTCGCCCTGGTTGTCGATGCAGTTGTTGCAGATGGTGGTGTTGACCCCGTACACGTCGATGCCGTGGGAGGTCGTGCCGCCCTCGCGGATGACGTTGTTGGAGATGCTCCACCCGTCACCAGACGCATACCCTACCCGGATCTGCCCCGAGGGCGAGGCCGTCCGCAGGAAGTTGTTGGCCAGGTAGCATCCGGTCATGGTGCCGGAGGCCCCCAGGTAGCAGGCGTAGAGCAGGTAGTCCACGAAGGAGCACCCGACGATCCTGGTTCCCGCCCCCGAGCAGTTGATGGCCGTCTCGGCTCCGGCTGAGGTCGAGCCGTAGCCCTTGAACTCGCACCCGATGAAGAGCGGCCTGGCGCCTTCACAGAGGCAGGAGAGGAGGAGGGAGTCGATGATCCGCACCCGGGAGATGATGCAGTCGTCACCCGCCACTGACAGCTCCCCGTCGGTGCCAGCCGCGCAGGTGTCCGCGTTCCCGTCGATGGTCAGATCCCGGAGCACGCACCGGTTCCCCAGGGTGACGAGGTAGCCGTCCGGGGTCGCGCCCCGGAGGATCACTGTCCCGAGGCCATCCCCAGCCATCGAGCAGCCGTCTGGGATGGAGATCTCGTTGTCGAGCACGTACTCGCCCGAGGGGAAGTAGAGGCAGTCGCCAGAGGTCAGGACCGCCACCGCCGCCTCGATGGCCGTGGTGTCGTCGGTCAGACCGTCCCCCGTCGCCCCGTAGTAGGTCACGTCCACGTAGGGACCCTCACGCTCAACCTCGTCGCCTGTGACGTTGATGCCCCATCCCTCGGTCACACTGGCCGAAGCCGGCGTGGACCACGAGAGCGAGGTCCCGTCGGTGGTGAGCACCTGGCTCGCCGTGCCACCCGTGGCCGAGAGCTTGACCTTGGTGATTCCCCCGTCGGCCACCCCGATGGTGACCGTGGGGGTGCTGCCGCCGCCGTCGAGACCGTCCTCCGCGATGATGTTGAAGACGCCCGAGTAGTGGTTGATGAGTTCGTCCCGGAACACCACGCTCTCCAGGATGGCGTCGAGCATCTCCTGGTAGGGAGCCGGGACCTTGCGAAGCATCTGCTTGAAGGCGGCACGCCTCGCCGAGCCCTTGAACGTCTCACGGGTCTTGGTGAACTGCTGGGACCCGAAGGCCGCGTTGGCGCCGCCGATGATCGTCACCGGAACATCCCCGAGAAGCGGCTGAGGATCTTGCCGCTGGCCGTAGACCGGGAGCGCGTACGCTTGCGAAGCATCTCCCGCCTTGAGTCGATCTCACTCAACTTGGCATAGGCTGCCGCCGACTCGTAGTCCCGGTTGCCACGGAGGAGTCGGACCACGGCGATGTCCTGGATCAGGGTGTCGAACACCCGGTTCAGGCGGATGCCGTTGGCCGTCCCCGAGGTGGTCAGCTCCGTAGGCATCACGAGGCTCGGGATGATGATGGAGCAGGTTCGGGTCGGGGTGGGCCAGACGTAGATCTGGTGGACCGTGGGGTCCGCTGCCGAGGTCCCGATGCGGCAGTAGTAGATCGGGTCGCCGGTGGACGTGCTCACCTTGAGCATGTTGTACCGGGCTTCATCGATCTCCTTCACCGGCGCACCCGATGTAGTGTTCCGCCCGTCGTAGGTCCGCAGGGTGCCGGCGTAGAGGCTGTAGGCGCCGGCCCCCGTGGCCACCGTCGCCGAGACGGTGTGGTCGTACCTGGCCTCGGTGGGCTCGAACTCCAGCACCACCTCGGCCATGACTTCGTTCAGCTCGCGGAGGATCTTCGCGTCCGAGATCTCGGTGGTGTCCACGCTCCCCAGGTGGCTGCGAATCGCGGCCACGAGCCCGGTTGCCGTCATTCTCGCCATCTAGACCTCCACCTGGTTCTCGTCCGCCATCCACTCGCCGATGCGGGACGGCTCAGCATCCTGGGCCTCGCGCATGGGATCGTGGCTCATCTTCTCCCGGCAGGCCGGGCAGACCTTCGCCATGGTGATGATGTCCGTGGCTGCGACGCTCCCTAGAGCCGTTCCAGCCGACTGGCAGGGTCGCCCTGGCTCGGACACGTCCTTCTCCAGTTGCGCCCGCTCAAACCACCACAGCCCCGTCCCGGCCACCGTGATGTAGACACAGACGGCCGCCGTGGAGATGGCGGTGATCTCAGCGGGAGTCACTGTGCCCCAGATGCGGATCTGGCCCTTCCGGGTCAGGGTGCGGAGGACTTGCGTAGTGAGCCCGTCCTCGGAGCAGATGCCAATGGTGATGGCCAGCTCGGGGGTGGTGCTGAGCTGGTGATGCCCGACGTAGGCCGAGACCGTGAGACTGGTCCAGCCGCTCACGTCGATGCCGGCCACGGTGCGGACCGTGCCGGACCCGTCGAAAGCAGCCAGCCCGTTCAGCCAGGTCACGTTGTAGGAGGAGTCGAACTGGGGCCGGCGCTCATCGGGGTAGAGGCCCCATGCCGTGTACTCCACCGTGAGGCTGGTAGACCAGTCGGTGGTGTTGTACTCGCTGGCGGCCAGGTAGTTCTGCTTCGCGGAGTCGTGGTACTGCGCCCGTCGCCAGACCAGCCGACTCTTGTACTCCGGCTGCTTGCAGATCTGGCAGATGTCCTTGGGCTCCATGCGAGGCATCGTGGACTCCAGACGCGGGGAGGTTGCCCTCCCCGCACCTTTAGAAGTTCGTTCCTACGTAGGTGACAGTGAGGTCACCGCCGCCCGTGACATCCGATGCCACCCGGACCCTGACCGAGTGGGTCGGCACCACGATGGTGATGACATCCTCGATGTTGCTGTGCGCCGAGATGGCCGGAGCCATGGGCGCCCAGGTGTGATCCCAAGTAGCCGAGTCGGCCGCCTCAACGACCACCGATCCCCCGGAGCACGTCCCGTGCCACTTGAGCGTGATGGTTTGCATCGCCACCTTGTAGTTCGTGGTGATGACGGTCCCGGTCCCCGTGGTGACCGCGCTGAGCATGGTGACAGTCGTGCCTGCCGCCACGGTCGAGTTGGGAACCGAGTAGAGAGCGGCCAGTACTGGCGAGGCCGCCAGTACCAGCCCACATACGATGGCGAGGAGCTTTCGCATGGCCCCTCCTCAGGCAGTCTGCACCTTGGCGAGACCGCCGTCGACCGCGCCGATGGGGTTGTTGAGGATGGTGAAACCCGACACCGTGGCGGCTTCCCAGTCGGTCGCGCCGTACAGAGAGCAGTTGTCCATGAGGAACACGCCGCCAGGCCCAGCCGCGATGTCGAACGCCTCGGACAACGTGGTCCCGGTCGCCACCTGCGAGGAGTTGATGAAGAAGCAGTCCTTGAAGTGGACGTAGCGGTCGATGCCGTTGTTGTTGGACACCCGCACGAAGACCGGATTGGCCGCGTCGCACCACATTGTGAACTTGCACTGCTCGAAGGTCGTCCGGGCAGCGCCAATCGAGGACTCGTCAGCCGTGAAGATCACCGAGGCCAGGGCACCCGTGCGGAGCACGGTATCGAGGCCGATCTTGCACTTGCGGAACGTGTTCTCCGAAGCGTTCCCGTAGAACTTGAGGTCGTACACGTCTGTGGAGCGGTCGCCCACCGTCGCGTTGGTGATGCCGATGATCTGGCAGTTGTCGAAGAGGTTCCTCGCTCCCGTGACGTAGACCCCACCGGTCGCCGAGTTGGAGTCCTTCCCGTTGTAGAACTGGATGTTGGTGAACGAGTTCGCAGCACCACTCACAGTCACGAGTGGAGAGAGGTCGAGAGCGGCACTGCCCGTGATCCGGCACCGATGCCCCTCGGCCAGCTTCGGGCCGAGTCCGACGCAGTGCGAGTAGCTGATGCTCCACGTCATGGCGGCGGCCAGAGCGTTCCCGGTCGCCCCAGGCACCAGGAAGATGCCGTCATTGCGGTTGGTGCGGAGTTTGGCGTACATCGCCTCGATGGAGGTACTGGCACGTTTGAGAGTCGTGCCATCCGCTCCAGCCTTGCCGTTCACGGGATCGACCACGTACCAGCGCCCACCACACGCGACAAGCTCGGCCACACCGGCCGAGAGCCCCCCGTACTGTCCAAACATGTCTTGGTAGTCAGCCATTTAGATCTCCTCTTAGGGCAGGCATTCCTGCCCAGGTCGGGTGCGGGGGGAGGGCATCCCCTCCCCCCTCATTGAATCATCCGGGGTTGCCGTTGATGTGGATGTAGTGCTTCGGGCCGTTGGAGAACCGCTGCCGGGACCGGTACTTGATCCCGTAGGTGTCGAACGCCTCGTCGTTGTCCACGCTCGGCGACACGCGATCCCAGAAGATCAGGTCACCCTTGAACTTCTTGCTGGTGATGAACCACGGGTAGACCGAGGAGGTCGCCGTGAGCAGCCGGCAGGGAAGCGGCGAGAGGTTGTACTTCGAGAGGGTCTGCGGGTTGCGAGCGCCGGTGTCCGGCTCCCACACCGCCTCCAGGGCCTTGCGGACATCCTGGAGCTTCGAGGGATGGAAGATGAGCTTGTCCGGGTCGTCCCAGTACGGGAGACCCGACTCATCCACCATGCCGTACTCGAAGTACAGGATGTGGTCCCAGATCGCCTGCCAGTCGATGGAGGCCGACGGCTGGTCGTTGTCAATGGTGTCGCCGTGGGCGTTGGTGTGGCTGCCGCACAGCTCGGTCCCGTCGAACATGGCGTAGGTGCTGTCGAAGGCCCGGATGAACGGGTAGGCCGCCCACAGGGACCGCACGTAGGCGTGCGACCGACCGAGCGCGGAGCCAGCCTCACCGAGGAAGTCGATGTACTGGCTGTCCTCGATCAGCTCCTTGGGCAAGAGCACGCCGGCCAGGAACGTGGAGTGCGTCCACGAGGTCTTGTCCTGCTCGCTCATGTCCATGTAGTGGACCGTCTCGTTCATCACTGACTGGACGGCGGCACCGAAGGTCGCGTAGGTGAACTGCTGCTCACCGGACCGGCTGGACTTCTTGATGGTGTGGATGCTCTTCCAATCCCAGCAGTCCTCCTCCCGAGAGATTCGGAAGGCGGGCTGGAAGTACTGGATGGAGCAGGTGTTGGCGAACTGTTCCTTGGTCATTGCCATGTCATCACCCCCTTACGCCGAGAACCACTGCCAGTAGGTGGCGTGATGGATGCAGGTGACCAAGCACCGCTTCGCAGTGGTATCCAGGATCTTGACGACCCTGAACTGCTTGGTGGACGTTTCGTCGTAGTCGAGCTTCCAGACGTTGCTCGTCACGTCGAGACCGTAGGCCGTGCCGACGACCGGGGTCTCGGTGCCAGCCGAAGAGGTCCAGCCAATGTCGAGCAGGTCGCCGGAGCCCAGAATGACGACCGGGGGGTAGTTGGTGGCGTAGCCGGTGCCGACGGCGTCCTCCTGGACCAGGCCCAGGATGGAGGTCGCATCGTCGGAGCACACAGCGATGCCGGAGTTGTTGTAGACGACTTCGCCCTTCTTGAAACTCTGGCCAGAGGCCTCGGCAATCTCGTTGACGCCGCTGGAGTTCAGGACACGGGGAAGACCGCCCGGGAAGTTGGCCGACCAGACGAGTCGGGGGTTGGTGTTGAAGGCCATAGATCCTCCTTCGCGTTACCAACCTTCCCGTTCTTCGGATCGGCTGAGGTTCCCGTTCTTCGGGTCGCCTACGCTGCAACATCAAGTTAGCCGTCATTCCCAGTCTTGTCAACCGGGACAGGCATGACCTTCGGCTTCCGGCCACGCTTCGCCTGCACGGGCGGGCGCTTGTAGGTGCTTGGGACCGAGACCTGGAGCTTCCGCTGCTTCAGCTCCTCCGGGTCGGAGTGGATCGGATCGGGTCGCACCTTCGCCGGCTCGTACTCGTTCTTCTCGAACTCCATCTTGGTGACGTGCTTGCCGAGCTTGGCGTCGGCCTCACGCTGCTGCTCCGAGGCCACACGAGCCGAGAACCTCGCCTCGTCCTTGTCCCTGGAGATGCGGAAGAGCTTCTGGGCGAAGTCGTGGGGCCGCCAGCAGATGTTGTGCATGCCGATCTTGAGCACGCCGTTGGACTCGGTGATCCCGTGGCGCAGGGCGACCACCTCGTTCCACTCCGCGTTGCCCTCCCACTCCGCAGCGGTCAGAGGCGTCCACGCCCCGCCCCGGTCGGAGGTCACCACCGAGAAGTCCTCGTCGTTGTAGAACCCGAAGTCCCTGTCCGGCCAGATGGCCTTGAGGAGCACCTCTAGGTGCTTGCCACGGGAGAAGTTGCCGTTGAAGGTGCGGTTCTTGGTCTCTTCCAGGATGCGCTCGTAGCGTTCGTTGTCCATCATCGCCTCCAGGGCTCAGACGCGAGCTTTTCCTTCTCGGTCGCGGCCTTGTTCTTGGCGTACTCCTTCTCGGAGATGCCATGCTTGTAGCAGAACTCCCTCTCCCACGAGGTCAGCGCCTCCGACCCGTTGGTCGGTTGACCGGCCCCCTGCTTCGGGCTCATCACCCGGGCCCCCGCCATGTTGACGGCCACCGGCGGCCCCTGGTAGCCCTTCTGGCCGCGGTTGGAAGCCACGATGTCCTTGGCCTCCTCGATGAGCGCCCGGAAGAACGCCCGCTTGGAGAACGCCTGCGAGCCCTCTGGGTTGTAGATGGCGCTCATCTGGACCTCGCGGACCAACTCGCTGACAACCTTGGCAATCGCCGGGTCCTTCATCGCCGGGTTGTTGTTGGCAACCTCCATGAAGAGTTGCTCGCCCTGGGAGAAGTTGCGCTGGACCATGGCCGCCGTCTGCTGCGCCTTGGTCACCTGGTCCCGTCTGGCGAGGTCGGCCTGGATGCTGGCCTTGATCGCCTGCGTGTACTCCTTCATCGCCCGGGGGAGGTCCGTCTGAGCCAACTCGATGTCGAACTCGATCTCACCCGCTGGGGCCTGGGGGGCCTGGACAGGGGGAGGAGGAACGTCCTGCCTCGGGAGCCCGCGCACGATGTCGGCGGCCATCTGCATGGGGTTGCCCCAGACGGCCTGGGGAGGGATCTCCGGCTCAGCAGGGGCCTCCGGCTCCGGCTCTGGCGGCGGTTCTCCCTGAAGATCCTCGGGGACTTGCCAGTCACCCTCCGGTTCTGGAGTCGGCGTCGCCTCGGGCTTGGGGGTTTCAGGTGTGG